GATATAAAAACCTAGTAACAGCTTTGAATATAGCCTTGTTTAATCTGGTCAGTCGATTAGTAGACCCCATTGTGAACCCTATAACGAATGCTTCATCTTTGACTAATAAACCTCTGCTTAATAGGACATGAATTATGTCATGATTGTCTAGTGTGACAGCTCCGGGAAGTAAATTGTATTTTGGATTCTCGAATAGTCTGATAATGAAAGGTACATCATTCTGATCGAGCTTAAAGCTATCCATAGTATTGAGAGCTTGCTGTACTGTGTAGTAGCTTCGTCCTAAAGGAATGTGCCACGTTTCAGCAGTCATGATATTAGAAGAGGATGTCGGTTATCTTCCAGATTGCAAGAGGTGGAAAGACCCAAATGGCTATATTATATCCCCATTTGCTGGTCATTATGTCAAGATACCATTGAAACAACTTTTCCATAAAAAATTGGTGGAGCAGGCGGGAGTCGAACCCGCGTCCTTAGGGTGACTCCTATCAACCTCTACACGCTTATCCGGCCTTTAAGTTCGGCTATATGGGTCAAGGCCGGCAGACCCCCATATAGCCTAGCGTAGGACTTGGTATGGACCCTCGCCAGGGTTACCATACTGCAGGTTGTATTTGCGCCATATAACCTACAACCTTCAGTTATACGACGTTCGCCCTATCTAGGCGAGCGCAAGCTCTTGCTTGGGAGTAGCTTGGAACATGTCCGCTACCTTCGCAAAGAGTTCAGATACTTTGTTCTTGCCAATTATCTGTGTCCGAGTTTTACGAGACCATCGGTATCTCGGCGTGCAATTCATGATCATCAACAATAAGTCGAATCCATTACTGCCCCTCAATAGTATTTAATGCCATTATAGTGTCAAATGCAACAAGATCCACTAAATATTTACAGCTGCAATGCGAGATAGAGATTCACATCTAATTTATGAGCAGTACATGGTCACTGAAGGGCGAGCTTCAGGATTCTATCGTCTACTCAGGTGGTTATTTACAAAAGATCCTGCAAAAACAGGTCTTAGTAATATAGCCAAAGGGCGAGTTGCTGGTACTGCTGTTGGCGCTGATCTGGCATTGAATCAAGGCCGTATTACTGGGTCGGTGGTAGATACAGGTGTAGGTGTTGCTTCTGACATGGCGGTGAAGGGGGCGGGAATTTTGGCAGACGGTCTCACTACTGCCGCGCGGAATGCGTGGGAAGCAGGTCTTAAAGACCCGATGACTGGGGCGGTGATAGGTGGATTCACTCTTTTAGGTGCATGGATGTTAATGAAAAATTTAGACTCTGATAGTGCAGAGAAAGATATTGAAATAAATATCCAACGACCGCTTGATCAACAGGACAGAAAAGCAATCAGGCAACCTATGCCCGTGTCCGGTCCAGTACCAGGTCTACCACCATCATAAAAAAAGCGGCCCTTTCGGACCGCTTAGTTCTCCACCCGACTACACCCCCTAGTTATTTAACCTGTAGCTCTTTCAGTTGCTCTGTTCTCAGCAAGAACGGATATTCCTTCTCCACAAGAGCACGTTTCTTGCGTTTCTTTTCTTCGTTCTCTTCGCTGAAGTCAGCACCAACATCCTCTACAGGAATTTTTGCAAGTTCAGCATCAGTTGGCATCTTAATTTTAGGATCAAGTGCCCACATGATCTTATTCTTCTCACACCACTGAACCATACGACGGACTGGTACGATTAGGTTAAAGGTCTCTCCTGCACCTCTTACCAACATACCCACATAACGAGCATCGGACTTCAAAAACACGCCACCGCCGGATGAGCCCGGGAAAGCGGCGACTGTAGTTTGGTCAAACACATGCTTATTAAGTTGTGGGATCAATCGACCAGTTTGAGAATAGATACCGTCAGTCATACTGTTTGATCCCATTTGACCGAGCAGTGAGCCAACATGCCATAAATCAGTTCCTAATTTAGGAATAGTTTCATCTAGATAAAATTTAACTGTGTCATCTACGAAATTGAGCTTACGTACTTTGAGTAGTGCTAAGTCATGGCCATCATCAGCATCAGAGTATTTTAATACCTCTGCATCTAGTTCTAAGCGACCAACTGCTCTACCACCTTGACGAATGACCTTAATGATCTTTGCATCCTTAAATGTTACGACAGTACGAGGTGCACCGTTAACGATAACTTTCCTCTCTGTCCGTAAATTGTCAATCACGTGCGCAGCAGTCCATACAAAATTGACAGTGTTACCGTCTTTGTCTTTTCTAGAAAAAATTACGCCTGAACCTTCACCTGCGGACCAGGTACCTTCAGATCGAATAGTCACGGATACATCTTGGAGATAATCCGCGGTTGTCTTCTTGGCTTCTTGCGCCAGACTTGATCCAGCAATAAGCAACGATAGGAGAGTAGTTTTAATCAGCTTCATGTTGCAAATACTTAGCTCACACTATAGGGAAGTTCAACCCAATTAGATGACAGCTCTACCCTTATCGTCTTTCCAGTCTTCTTCTGGACGATCAATTGTCTGATTTCTCTTTATAATTGCGTCAATAACTATTGGCTCAACACCAACGTTTTTCATTTGCATATATAGAGAGCTAGTATCTTTCGGAAAACACGTACCACCAAATCCCTTCTTACCATCAGGGCCAGGTACTTGCGTATGGCTTTCACCGATACGAGGATCTAATCCAGTCAGTAAGCGAACTGACTCATAGTCGATACCTGCTGCTTCACAAAATTGATGCATCTCGTTAAAGAATGACACTTTTGTTGATAGAAATACATTACGTGCGTACTTACATAGCTCAGCTTCTCGGCACCCAATAAAGTGTAATCTAAAGCCAGGGTTTACTTTATTGTGTCTAGCTGCATACTTAAATAATGTCCGAACCTTATCTTGAAATTCATCATCACCGCTACAGCCTACTACCCAATCAACGCATGTTCGGACATCGTTTCTCCAGTTTCTCTCAGTTAAAAACTCAGGCATGAAGTTTACATTTAACGAATCACAGAGACCTACAGGTACAGTAGATCTCACTACAATATTAACGTTAGAATTATGGTTCTTTAGGTCAGATACTACGCTCTCCACAATGTTTGTGTGACATTTACCCGTAGACATATCCATAGGGGTTGGAACACAGACAAACACTATGTCACAGTCATTTGCTACTGACTGCAATGATAGGTCTTTATTGGGAACCCTCTTGTCTGGATCTATGTCATATATGTATAGATCTGTGTCTTTGTTACTTAGAAGTGATGTTGCTTGTCCAACGTATCCGTTACCTACAATGCCTATCCTCATTTCAATCATTTAGTCGGAAGAACTTATGATTGCCAATGATAGTAACAGGCTTTTTTCCTTTTATCCAATCTGGATTACAATCTACACGCATAAAATGGTCAGCTCCTTCAGTGATATCTATTAACTTAATATCAGATCTGCATACGTGTCTAGCTAGTTGTCGAGCGTACATCATACTTTTCGATTTCCATAAATAGTATAGCTCACGCTCCTTCTTAACCTTACCCTTTCCAGCGCTCCAAGTCTCGAACTGGTAAGGTTTTAAGCATACTTTGTCTGCGGAGATATTATCTTGCTCCATACGCTTTCGAATTACACATGCCACAGCATACATTCCGATTTGTTTCTCACCACGCGCTTCACCTAGAATGGTTAGTGCACAGATACGCTCTTCATAAGTTAAAACTTGATCACCACTACATGCGAATGGTAACAGCATTAATAGTATAATTGCTTTCTTCATAACAAAAAAAAATGGCCGCCCCGAAGGGCGACCGGGGTCGACCCTCTAGTTAAGAGCCGGAGATGGGATCTTCTTGAACTTCTTCTCATCCAAGAGAATGCCCATCCCTCTTTGCATCATCTGATCAGATGGACCACCAAGCAAGCAGTTAACAAATCGACGCTCTGCAGCCTTACGACCGTGCTTTTCGAGCTTGTTAATGTTATTGTGGTGGTTGACCCATTCAGTCAGACCGTTAAACGCATCCCAACGCGTCAGACCTCTGTTCCCTTCACCTTCCAGGAACAGGTCAACGATCTGCTCACGGCGGTTAACCAGTCGGGATGTTTCACGTACCTCTTCACCCTTCTTACGAGGAGGATCAGGTAGAAGCAAATTTGCGAATCCGCGAACCTCATCAGAGGTAATTTGCATCTTGTTCAGTTTGTTAGCATTGCGCTCAAACTCCTTGCTACCTCTAAGAGCGGCATGGAAGCCGTTCTGGGCAGCCTCTAAACGATCAGACCAATTCTTAGTATGTGAAATACTCCAATCGGATTGATTAGCAGCTTGAAAGATTGTTTGAATTTGATTGTTACAAACAATACGGTGTGCTAGTGACAAATAAGCATTACGCTTCGTGCCATCATTAGCAGCAAGAGCCATGATTCGGTTCTCCACCTTGTCATCTGGTCGCCCTTCGATAGTGAAGCCTTTTGGCAGCCGAGCTGCAATCCAGCACTTCTTACCACCATCGATGATGCCTGCATTTTCATATTCAGCGCCAAACTCTTGTACCATATCATGAAATGGGCTAAACATATCCTTAAGTGGTACAGGGTTATAACGGCGACGCATGACGGCAAAAATTCGCTTGGTGTCTTGTCGACGAATAGCGAAGTTACCGGGTACTTCATCTCCTTCCGGAGTGTGAACTGGAACCTTTTCCATTTCGAAATCGAATCCAGCAGTTTCCATTAAGTCATTAAAGCCACGCGCTTTTGACACGTCAACTCCAATGCGTTCATCGAGCGAAATAAGCTCGGTCCTAGTATCGTTTATCATTTGTGTTGCCATACTTGTTAATTCCTAACTTCTCCATATATTATAGGAACTCCCCGGGGGGAGTGCAACAGGAAAAGGGAATTAATTATTCCGCGGCTGGTTGATCAGTACCTTCGGTGTCTACTTGAACCATATCACCTAATGTACCTAGAGCTAGTTTAGCATGCGCGATATCATCGACTTGCTTGACTAATTCGTCTACAACTTGTGGATGTTCACCGATTCCGGACGGATTGGATAGATATACCAACAGCGTAGCTTCCGCTTTCTGAAGTTTAGCCTGGTAGTGAGATGCTAGTGCGTCTAATAATTTTTTTTGCATAATTCTATTTAAAACCTTTGTTTAAGTCAAATACTAATTTACCCTCATTATCTCGAATATTAAGAATATCCTCATCGTTTGTAGTATACTCCCACATTACTTGCTTATGTGCCTGCATAGGACTGTCGTTCTCTACAGTAACGGCCTTGGTTTCCTTGGTTCGAGTATTCCGAATGGTGGCAACGTATGTCATTTGCATATGTAAATATAATAGTGGCGAGGACTTCGAATTGCAACTGTATTGTTGAATAACTAATTATGGGTGGTATAATACAGGTATGCTTGTCGTGAATCTCAAACCTACCGAAAGAGCGCAGCGATACTGCAGACGTGACAATATCGACTTAATCCGAGTCCAAGAAGTTCTAAACTTTATAGCTCAATACATTGATAGCCGAAAAAAAATCGAAATAGTCAATATGTCGCTCGACATAGACTGTCGAAAAGCTGATTCAGAATACAACTTTCGTAGCAAACATATTCTCATTGCCGGTATTACTGAGAAACATCGAAGGGGTAAGACGAGGAAAGGTCGATTAAACTATTTCTTTGAGCATCTAGTACATGAGTTTAGACACTGCATGCAGGAGGTTATATTTCGCAAAGATGCATCTGACGTAACATATGAGTCTACAGATGATGCTGAGTATGCTGATAACCCTCTGGAAGTTGACGCAATGTGGTTTGAGAAGAAATATGCCAAAAAGGCATTAGAATTATACTTTGCTCTCAAACGAGCCAAAGTGAAAGATGTTGATATATATCACGGTGATTAACGTTTCTTAAATTTGAGCTCACCATCGCGTGCATAGCACGTTACTGAATCACCTTCCACATACTTGCCTTTAAGTAGTTGAATACTCATCTGTGTTTCAAATAACCGTTGAATTGTTCTTTTCAGTTCACGTGCACCGTATTTTTCGTCATATCCTTTCTCAACAAAGAGATCTCGAGCTGTGTCAGCTAATTTGACAGTAATACCGTGCTCTGCTTTAATCCTGTCAATATATACTTTAAAGTTTAAGTTAACGATCTCACCAATGTGTTCTTTTGTAAGATTATTGAATACAACCATTTCATCAATCCTATTGATAAATTCTGGTTTGAATTGATTTTTAACCTCTTCAATAGCCTTGTCAACAGCCATGACTTTCTTCTCACTCTCAGTAGGTGTTACAAAGCCTAGAGGTTCTGGAGATTGAACCTTTTCTGCTCCAATGTTAGTCGTCATGACAACAATGGTGTTTCTAAAGTTAATAACTCTACCTTCACCGTCAGTTACCTTTCCTTCTTCTAGAATTTGTAAAAGGATATGCAAGACTTCGCTATTAGCTTTCTCAATTTCATCGAATAGTACTAGAGAGTATGGTTTACGTCTAATCTTCTCAGTCAGTTTACCTCCTCTACCATAACCAACATACCCAGGTGGTGACCCGATAAGCTTAGAAACTGAATGTTGCTCCATTAACTCAGACATATCAATTTGCACTATATTATCAGCTCCACCAAAGACGTGCTCCGAGATAGTCTTAGCTAAATATGTCTTACCTACACCAGTAGACCCTAGAAATAAGAATGATCCAATTGGCCTGTTTGGATCTTGTAGCTTAGCTGCTGAACGCTTTAGAGAGTCACAGATAAGTTTAATAGCATGATCCTGACCAATTACAGCATCTTTAACATTACCCTCTAACTTCATTATCTTACTTACGTAACTATTCTCTTTACTATCAACAGGCACACCAGCCATGTGGCTAACAATACCTCGTATTGTTTCTTCGTCAATAGTAACAGAATTCTTTCTCTTCTCTTTTCTTTCATTTAACAAGAGCTCATATTCTCTTCGAGCGTCGTCTTCCTTTTGCTTATATGTAGCAGCTTCCTCGAATTGTTGACCAGCGACTAGATTTTCTTTTTTACGCTTAAAGCGATTAAATTTAGATTGTACAGTCTTTAGATCTTTAATGGTATGATCTGTGCTATTAGTACTAGCACCAGCTTCATCAATAACATCAATCGCTTTGTCGGGTAAGTTCCTATTTGTAATATACCTCTTGGATAGCTCCACTGCACCTCTCAACGCATCGTCAGTATACTTAACGTTATGAAATTTCTCATACACTGGCTTAATGCCTTTAAGAATCTGCATAGCATCTTCTAGAGATGGTTCATTTACTTCTACTGACTGAAATCTTCTCTCCAGTGCACTGTCTTTCTCAATACTGGTTCTATATTCATCAAAGGTTGTGGCACCAATACACTTCATCTCACCGCGGGCAAGTGCGGGTTTGAGAATATTACTAGCATCCATTGCCCCTTCAGCTGACCCTGCACCTACCATCATATGAAGCTCGTCAATGAATAGGATAACATTTCTACACTTTTTCATCTCATTGATGACTGCTTTCATCCTTTCTTCAAATTGACCCCTATATTTTGTACCAGCAACCATCGCAGGTAAGTCTAAGCTAATCACGTGCTTATCTGCCAATGCTTCTGGTACATCTCCAGAAATAACTCTTTGAGCAAAACCCTCAACTACAGCAGTCTTACCTACACCTGCTTCTCCTATTAAGACAGGGTTATTTTTAGTCTTTCGACATAGAACTTGAATCATTCGATTGATTTCTACATCTCTACCAATTACAGGGTCAATTTTATTCCGAGCTGCTAGCTTAGTTAAATTGACACCGAACTTTGCTAAATTCTTAAGAGTTAAAATCTCATCATCATCACGATCTACAATAGTAGTCTCTTCACTATCATCCAAATTACCACCAACCTCTTTATCTACAAGAGATCTAACCTTCTTATAACTTACCCCTAAACTGCCTAGTATATTATTCGCAACACCGTCTGGCTCATATAGCAGGCCTAAGAAGATATGCTCAATGTCACATTTAGGCCGGTCTAATTTTTTAGCTACATTAACAGCTAACTCAATAACTTTATCTACACGAGGTGTATATTGAATCTCGTCAATAGATACCGTATCGTCTCCTTCTTGAGAGATGTTGTCATATATAATACTTCGAAGCTCTTCAATGTCGACATACAGCTGATCCAGCGTATCGGTAATAATAGTATCACCAATGTTAAGAAGACCTAATAACAGGTGCTCTGTACCAGCGTATCTATTTCTAAGCAATTGAGCTTCTTTCTTTGCCATAGAAAGAGCTTGCTTAGCTTGTGGTGTTAGTTTAAATGTGTCCACGTAAGTATTTATTCATTATACCTACGGGGGCAAGAAGTGCAACCAATGACTCTAACCGGTACTTATCTTAAGATCACCTGAACTGTTCCATAACTGTCCAGCAACTCCTGGGTCGGAGGTAGGCAAACTATCAAACTGTACAGTACCGTCAACATGTAGCTTAGTACTTGGTGAACTAGTCCCAATCCCGACACTGCCTGCGAAATAATTTGTATATGTAGTACCGGTGGCTGATAAGGTACCAAAACTTTGAGACAAATAATGCATATAATCATTATTTGTTAATTTAATTGACGACAGGAAGGGTGTGGCTGTACCTGTAGTCTGTAGCAATAAGTCTGTCCCTACTATGGCATAGCTTGCAGGCTTAGTCGTTAATTGGCTGATTGTAAAGTTTGCCATATTTCAAATATTTATATTAATTAGTAAGTTTCTCTACCACGGTTAAGCAGCACTGTGGCATTCTGAAGATATGTACTATCTTCAGGAACTACTATCATTGTAGCCCCGTTATGTATCGCACCCACAATACACTCTGAAGTGGTACCGGTTGTATTATAGTGACCGTGATTTTCTGTACCAATCACTATAATAACTAGGTCAATTTCTCGCATAATGTAATCTCTATGATTCTCTGTAACAATTGCTTGGTACTCACCTACATCACTATATCTCTCTGTCCTGAGATGCCACTCTCTCATAACACCTGGTACTATCTGATCTCCAGTATCACCAATAACAATAACCTTATCATACGGTACTACGATATTAGCTATGTGGCGAGGATCTTGTAACTCTAATGTGACTAACAATTCGTTCTTCCCGGAATCATTAGTCATCAACCTAGTGTTAATAATTTTATACTTACCATAATCCAGAATATTAGTCTTACGCTGGTTTAACGTTATGCTATAATTATCAACAGAAAGGTCTGTTCTAAACCCTGTTACATTAACTGTATGGGATGTAACATATTCACTAGTTGGATAGAAGGTATGTGTTAGGGTTTTATCTGCTAATTGATACCAGTCAGTGAGACTGTGTACCGTATGTATAGCAGAATCATCACTAAATTGAACAAGGCATTTGAGATAGCTGTATTGAGTACCACTATAATGACCTGTGGATAGGATGTTAGCAAAGCTTAACGTGAACGCTATACTTCCATCAATATACACACTATCAGCAGTCTTCCCTCCTGTTAGTATGTAAGTGGTAGTGTTCACTGTAATTATTTATTCATCAACAAATTTACACTGGCTTCTCCGACCATTGTCCCTTCGATGTTACAATATTTGCACGCTGATCCAGATCGGTCACCTTTAGATAGCATTTCTCGAACATTAGTAAACTCACTACCGAACCAAATTTCTTCTAATGTATTATTGTTAATATTTCCGAAACCTTTATGCCTTCTAAACCAATCATTGCAACACAACAATGCTGACCCATCCCAGTCTAACACTAATTTATAAAACGGTAAATTACACGGTCGCTCAACATATACTTCTCCTTGCAAGTGTTCAAAGTCTACAGCTCCTGATCTGTTATTAAAATTGTTCCTATTCATCAAATCTTCGGTGGTCTCATCAGGATTAAACCACAGCTCTCGTATCTCATAATCCTCAATACCATTCTCTGTAAACATTTTTTCGAATTTCGTTTTGTGCTCCGGTCCATCGTAACAGCTAATAATCATATATGTTACACCGCTATCATATATCTGTTTAATGACATCTACTGTTAATAAGTCACCGTTAGATGTTAGCGCTATTCTATTATCAGGTAAGTGTGATCTGAGCTCTGTGACTAGTTTATAAAAGTTTTTGTTAGTTAGTGACTCTCCAAATCCGGAAATATGAAAATCGCACTCATAATTACTCTCCTTACATTTGATACCAATATTTCTCATAGTATCAATAGACATAAATAGTTTCTGGTTAGGGTATACGTCAGGATTATGTCTAGGACAAAAGCTGCACTTTCTAGTACATAGCTCAGTGATACACAGCTCTATAACAGATAACCCTTTCAAACAATTTTTGAATGTATCTCTTTCTGAGTTTATAGTGTATCTGCTATACCTATTCTCCATGTGCTTTTTGATAGCTGCCACCGAATATATTTAAAGGAGAGGGCCTACTTGTTCAACAAACTCACGTCTAGCTTGCCGAATATCACACATAACACAGCTACGTCTATTATGTTTACGGATAAAAGCTATACGTTTTTTGTACTTCTCAACATGATCAACAATATTACCAATGTCTTTTTCAATTTCTCTATCGTTCTCTACATCTAATGCAATAGTAGTAGCTGATGCTAACTGATCTAATGTGGCCATATTAGTATTTATCTACCTTCCTAAAAGCTTCTTGCCATTGATCAACGACAATTTGTACATCACAATAAGGATTATCAGTTGTTTTAGTCTTATAATGTTCAACCATTCTATAAAATAACTCTTTGTCTTCTGTCAATCTAATAGCTTGATCTAAAAACTCATTCTCATCATTAGCAATTAAAAAATCTAATTCACTTTCTCTCAACCCTGCCATCTCAGGTGATATATTGAATATACCTGGAGTGTTCATATACCAGGCTTGATATAACCTATTAGCTGTGCGGTGACCGTATTTACCTGAATTAGCTTCTCGTCCTGTCACTTTTCCTAGATAATTAGTTCTCCTTACACAAAAATAGACATCTTCATTACCTACATTATTGTCGTTTTCAAAATCAAATATTAAATCAATATTATAAGAGCGACATTTATCGATAAACTGTTGCTCTAGCATTTCTGGTATCATGGTATGTTGCCGACCGACATACTTAAAACACTTCGGAGGAAAAGAAGGTTCACACTTCTTAACGTTAAATGTAGGTGGGTAATGAATAAAGTGCCATTTACTCTTATCTTGCACCCACGTATTCAAGGCATTCTCAATACCATACCTCTTTATAGTTTCGATATCTTTTGTAGGTTGCAGAATACCTCTATTAGCTGCAATATATAGTGTCGTGTTGTCGACACACGGTCTATCAGTAACAACCTGTATAGTCTTATATGCATTAAAATCTATAATGTCTCTGTTATCGTAGTGATATACAATTGTATCAAATTTAGTTAAATCATCATCAGGCGATACCATGTATACATCTAATCCGTGATTTTTTAATATCCAATAGTAGTAACCTGTAGCGCTGTGCTTACCGTGAAGGTATTGATAGGCATCTAAATTATCCCTGTAATTAGGTAAGTTTATGTCACACAGAAATCCGATCATCACTTATATCAATTAATTTATTTTGTCGCATCAAGGTATTCAAATATATTCTCTCGTTCATATAATTATGATCACTATTAATGATATGATCCGGGTTCCAATACCATGATGATTGTAGAAAACAGTCAAACCCGGTTATATATATTTCTGCATCACGGAACCGCAACAATGCTGCTTGGATCACTCTTATACCAACTGATGGCTCTATCAATACTGGTTTACCTTTTTTATCTTTAATTATTTTTGATGGCAATTTTAGCTTATAGGAAAGCTTATTAATTAATGTATATGGGTAGTACCGAATTTTACTTGTAGGTAGTTCGAAGTGGTTTAGATATTTTTCGTGTGTTTCAATATCACCATCTTTAAGAGGTGTATCGTTTTTAAGACTGTATTCAAGATAGTTCTTTAAATAGGAATTTCTAGGGTGATGCTTCTTGTACGGATCGCAGAACATGAACCAATATACATCTACATCACTAACGTGGCTCATGTCGTTAGGGTGATATGGTGGCTTGTTCTCAAACCAACTAAACCATTTACTAGCATATATATCCACCTTCGTACCAGTATACTCCTCATAACCGTCAGTAACGTACTGCTTCATTCGAATGACTTTATCACAACTATCAATAAATTTTCCATTCTTGTTATTAAGAATAGATCCCCCGTTACCAATGATAGCTACTTTCATTCGATAATATCCTTATGATTAGTCACAGTCATTCGAATAAACTTTCTTTCACTGACTTCAATCAGCTTAACGTCAGCAATTTTCGAAAGCTCATTCCAAAGCTTAGCAGTGTATGTCATAAGCACATAGTTACCTATGCACGGTATACACTTATATTTACTCTCAATTTGACGCTTCGCTTTTTTTAGTCGACTCACTGACTCTTCTATCATATCAGGATTATCGTATATGTATTGAATAAATTTAACACCTACACCAGATATCTCATATGCCGGCTTGGTTAAGCTAACACAGTCTATATTACTAGGTTGTGTAACAATGTAACCTATACGCATACCTGCGCCTCCAGCTGCTTTACTTAATGTTCGTAGTATGTATAAGTTGTCATACTTATCTACCAGGTGCTCAGATGTGTAATAATTATTAAATTCATAATACGCTTCATCAACGATAACATTTTTATTATGTTGACATAACTTCTCTACAATACTATTAGTGATTCTTGTACCTGTAGGGTTATTTGGATTGACGATATAAACAACATCATATCCTGTAGCGTTAGTAGCTGTTGTAAACTTATTATTGTGATATGTGTACTGAGTAACATTACAGTCGTAAGAATATATCTCACCATATACTCCGGTCATTTGAAATGTCGGGTTCCAGTATTTTAATGACTTGCAGTTTTGCAGCTTAAAATATTCCAATAGTATTTTAAGACCTTGCTCTGAACCGTTACACAAAAGCAATTTATTTGGTTCAATGTTTATAGTGGCACTTAGCGCTTTATAAGCTTTAGGTAAGTCAGGGTACAGTACAATATCTTCAGGTGTTAAGCATTTGTAAAATTCTCTGTATCTATCACGTAATACAAAATCAAAGTTTTCGTTGCGATCCAGGCCAAGAAACTTACGTACAAATTTTTTATCTCTCCATGATGTTCTTTTCATTACTTAGAAATGTCTATGATGTGGCCTTTAGCTTCTAGCTTCTTATAATAGCTCATCTCTTCGAGAATGCAATTTCTAAAATCAGCAGTACAATCATGTGACGGGTCCCAATACCAGCCAGACGTCATAAAATCAAATCCTGTGGTATATATAGGAACGTCAAAATTGTCCATAGCCATTTGGATGGCTATAATACCTACTGATGGTTCTCCATTTTTAAAATTTTTATCTAATAACCGCCTACTCTTATTAGATAGAAATCTGATATCCGGTTTGTATAAGTTAAATGCTTTTATATTCTCTACATGGTCGCGCTCCGTTATTTCCTTCTTCCCACCTAGAGCGTGCCACATTGTAGGTGGTTTTGGATGAGGAAACCAAAACTCATTATGGTCATGAATTCGATAAACTATCTTATGCCATTTAGCGCAATATACATCCAACTTAGAACCTACGTAACTCTGATACCCGTCAACTGTGAAAGTATTAACTCGTACGACCCTGTCACATTTATCAATAAATTCACCATTCCGATTATTTAATGCACATTGACCGTTACCTATAACTACAGTTTTCATTTTATCTCAATAAGTACCTCTACATACCTTCTTCTATTTTTAGGTGACGGGTGGTCGCACTCGAATGAGCCAGCACAATGAACGGCGGTTTCTGGACTCATAGGAAAACATACAAAATTATTGCTACCATACTCTACCGTTTTACCTATTTTTAAGCTGTCCTTATTTTTCACGTACACACCGTCATACTGCGTATCTTGAGACGTTTCATACATTAAAAAATCTCGTCCATTGCTTTGGTCATCAACTCTCTTCATATAAAAGAGTATACCGCATATTTTCTTACACTTATCATAATGAGGTGACCTAGAATGGTGCTGTGTGTGTTTATGAGGGTCTTCTAAAATAAACATAGCATCTATGTTTATGGACTTTGGCTTATCACTATATCTTATACCAAAATTACCTTTTCGGAGATCACTATACACACCTAACCCTTTCTTTATTATATGGTCTCCAAATAAACATAAACACCTATCAACAAAATATTGAGTAGTATGATATTCTAAAAAATTATACCATATGTCTGTTACGTCATTTACGTCGATTTTAGCAAAGCTTAGACTGTATTTTCCAGGCTCAGGATGTGAGCCTTTATCTATAATTAACTGCTCAGGAAACGTTTTATTGAGGTCATCGTATAACTTTTGCGGTAGAACGTGATCCTTACTAATATGAGTAAACGGGTACGTGCTCACATGGCTTTTATTGACATTATCTAATAACCCATTCATAATACATTTATCCTTTTTGTTGATACTAATTTCTTGAACTGAGTATACTGCTGTAATATTGGAGACACATTTACATAATCTTTATACAGTTGTCGTTGTCTATTAAAATAATACCCTGTATCTAGAAAATATCCATCAAACCCAGTAACATATATCTTTGAGTTGGTAAAGATATAACATGCCATATCAATGGCAACAGTGCCAGTGTCAGGAATATTAAAATTACATCTCCGATCAGATGAGGTTGCGAGTAACCCATTATATGGGTAGTATATGTCCTTATATGCTAACTGCACATCTTCGGGTATATAAGTCACATTTAAATCTTTTACTGCTCTAGAATTTCTATGTGTAGACGCTACACCGGGGTAATGTGAACACCAATCATGAGGTGGAGAGGGATATGCCAACCAAATATCAATTTTTCTTACTCTATCAAAATTGCGTTCTAGTTTTTTCCATCTAGATACGTATACATCAGTTTTTGACCCGACACAGTCTTCGTAACCGTCAATAACATAATTACCCATTCGGATTACAACATCACACCTATCAATAAACTGCCCGTTGCTCTCCTTAGCGGCACTTGGACCATTACCTATTATGCATACGCTGTGTGGCATCATTAATTACCTTATTTTCTGTAGATGTAAATTTATTTTCTAAACTACGAAGTTCTATGTATCTATCATCAATAATGCACGGTATTTTAGAAATTTGGTGCCATATCGCAATAGCTACTCTGTGTTTACCGTTTAAAATATCATAATTAGGAGTTAAAAAGACTGAATTATGATACCTGTTACTATCAAATGTTTTTCGACCTGGGTTACTGTAGAACCACCATAGTACATCCTCGTTAGTTATTTGATAATTATCAATCCATCCGTGTTTGTCAAAGCTTCTAATTAAGCGCAAATATCTATATAAGCATTTTTTACTTTTATGTTTGGCATATATGTCATATCCTAAATCATGCTTACCGTAAAATTGCTCTACAACTAAATAGTATATAGCGGCTGAGTCTATTTTCACATCACTTAAGCTCACAAACATCATTATTATTTATTAACCGCCTAATGTGCATAGTCTCAGTTAATATATTGTGATTATCATTCCACTGCTTGATATCAGTGTCCCAGTACTTACCGCTGAATCTAGTATCACTCATGTCTAAAGAATAACCTGTAATATACAATTTATATGTCGGTAAATATTCGCCTGCCATCATTACACCTGCTGTTCCTAGCGTAATATCGGGAGTCTTTAATTCCGTACACATATCTTGTATGTCTATGTACTTCTCATTAGTAATATTATATTCTTGTAAATTACATGCATGCTCAGCGGCTGAACCATACCTATCGCTAAATTTATTTGGTGGTTCTGGATGTGGAAACCATACGTCACCTATAGTGTCTCTCTCTACGGGGTCAATGTTGATATATTTACCCCATCTCGTTATACATATATCTGTACGAGTGCCTACATAATCTTCATATCCAGAGATAACGAATTTACCTAACCTGATGACTTTATCAAAAGAGTCAATCAGATTCCCATTTTTTGCATCCAATACACTAGATGAATTACCTACTACTATCGCTTTCATAGCACCGTCTTAAAATATCAAATTGCTCCTTTCCATACACCTTTCCGTTGACGTCGCATTTGTTACAAGGTGATAGTGATCTATCAGAAGCAATTAAATTTGTTCTATATCGTTTCATTTCATCTGAAATCCAAATATCACTTATACATGAATCATGAATATTTCCTATGACCCCGTTGCGTCCCCAATCTTGATCACATAGCAATATGTCACCGTTCCAATCAACCTGGCACTTATTGAATGGTAAATAGCACACATCATTATATTGTTCTTTTATCTGCCTCGTTTTAACATACCCGCTTCTATTATTCATATTCTCTATACCATAGTCTTGATTAGAGCTGTGATACCTCTCACGCAAGGTGTATGGTAATATATCATCAATTACTTCTTTGAGAGCGTCAATCTGGTCAGGTCCATCATACATAGAGACAATAATATTTGTTACACCGTTATCTCGAAGATCTTTAACAGTGTCTCGTGTTAGCATATCTCCGTTAGTTACGACAGTGACACATTTAAATGAACAGTTATTGTTTGTTATAGCCTTGCATAATTTATGTAACTGCGAGTGTAGTAGTGGTTCTCCAAACCCTGTAATAAACACTTCACCAGTATATTGTATATCTCTCAAATCTTCACCGATTTTGGTGGCGGTTGAGATTGACATGCGAAGATTTCGATTCGGGTACACTGACGGGTCCGATCGAGGGCAAAATACACATTTTCGGTTACATAGCTCAATCGGATTTATGGTCACACGCATCAATGTACTCTTGATGATATCTATTCCAGATGTCTGCATAAGCTGTGTTTCTGTAATTATCAAGCCACGGACCTCCAGCGGTATAATGCAGTGCTCTAGGGTGGCCGTCTTTTGGCTCCTGGTACCAGTCTGTTAACCAATTCCATGTATGGTGCACCTCACCTATTTCATGATCCTCTAACCACATAAATCTGTGAAGATATTGGCCTGTTTCAGTATTTACTAATTTTCGTGTAACTTTCTCGTTTGAAGAGTGTTCACAATTCCACAATACCATGGATGACCAATTTTTTCTAGGATATTGGTGTTGCACCTTTCCGTCCATTTTTGTTACCTGTTTTGGCTTATAATCATGCTTAACAACCATCACAGCATACCTGTCATCTACTAACTCAAATAAATTATAGATATCACGGAGCCACAAAAAGTCAGAATCACAGAATACCGCCCATCCTTTATAGTCATTAAGATATGGTACTAGAAATCTACTGAACGTAAATTCAGTTGATGATAGAGGGTCATCAGGTCTACTATACATTAAATTATAGCGTAAATCAGTTAACTTTAACGGTTTAACTTTAGCCAAGCTACAATGTTTTTTAATAGAGTACTTACAAACGTCGTAGGCTATAGGTTCTCTGCTATCCCATCCTACATATACGTTCATATAATTACTTAATAACGAAGTCAGGAGGTGGTAATAATAACGGTGGCCAGAACTTACCTAATTCTTGAGGTGTCGTATGTATATTTAAGTCTAATTCGCTAGGTAATGCGTTTAACAGTTTTTTAATATCCTGTACAGCTTCAATCTCCTCTACTGGTCCATCCGCTTCCACGATAGCATCAATCTCATTATCGAGATATTTTATAGCATCATCTTTAGCTGATATAATTGCATTTTTCCAATTACTTCGAGCTCGCTTCATAACCTCATCTGTTGGTTCGTATACTTCAGACCATTTAAGATCCATAATCTCATACGTTTTTCTGTTATGAGATTCTAGGAAGTGTTCTATTTTTTCTACATTTGTCAAATTAGGCTTTAGTGTAGAGAAGTGATTACAACACTGAGGTATATAGTCACACACATCTTTTAAATACTCAAACACCTCTTTACTCTCTGTATCAGTTTGCGGATTCGTGAAGTAATTAGGTCCCACTTCAGAGGGTAGGAACATAAATTCAAATTCATCTATTTTATCCTCAGCACAATCGAGAACAATATAGTCTTTATTTCTAATATCCCAAACCCAGATTTTATCACCTGTTAGTTTGTACTTCTTACTACCGTCATCGAACAGTTTACCATCTGTCAGCAAATTTTCAGCTACAAGGAGTCTATTAAGTGTGCAGTGCACCACAGTGCGTTCTTCTTTATCTATATCAGTGCTATATGTAACCTTTACATATACCCACGGTAAGGCGTTTTCTATTGCTTCTCTTATAGTCATGATATCTCAGTCAGTTCAACGTCAAGCATACTGTAATTGACTTTTATGTAACCATTGTCATCTATCAACACAGCCTCTGGCAATACCTCTTGTATCTCTTTACCCATTACACCGGAAAATTTTCTGTTTGGATTTGTTCTATATGCAAATGAATATATATTATACCCCTTCCCAGATTTACCTATATACTTAATATCTGTCTTTAAACGGTTATCGGAAGTTAAATAATGATCAGGTACCGTTACACTAGCGTCTACGATCTCCGCAGCTGCTAAGGTGCCGTAACCTGGACCACTGCCCGAAGAGCTATCACCCGCACCGCAACCGTTATTATCTTTCATGTAAAAATACCAAGTCCTATCACCAGTGTTGTTATGTAGGTCAGAAAATTGGTATGTTGTATTAGATCCGCTGCTAATCCAACCATTAGACTGCTGGCTATTCCCATGATATACAGATCTAGCATAATAATACGGTGTAGCGTTTGCATCACTTTGAGCGTAAGTTGTGAGAGTTAGATCTACTATACCATATTTAAACCCACCGCGATTTCCTTCCGCCTCCGGTCGGCAATAATTTTGCACAACAGTAGCAGCGAGACCGTACAATTTATGAGCACTACGATACTCACTCATTTTATAAGGTGCACTTCCATCATTATTAGGCATACAGTGATTCTGGTGATCTGCAACTGATCTGGCAGACAGACTCATATTGGTGCCACCACCGTTACCAGCAAAATATCCAATGCTGTCAGTGTCATCAGCACCTCTGAGCTTTATCTGCCCTGTATTATCAATACTATTACCCATTATTGTCCTCCAGCTGCTTGACTCTGTCTGTCAATTCTTTGATAGATTCAATTAGGAGTGGTACCAGTTGATCATACTGTACACCTAGGTATCCATCTATTCTCTCCCTTACAGCTTCAGGGAGAACTTCTTGTACTTCCTGAGCTATAACACCGGCTTCAGTGTGATCTGGTCCATAAAATTCTTCAGGTTTACCTTCGAGCCATGAATCAGTCCATTTAAACGTATAACCACCAATTCTGTTAACTTTATCTAATGCGCCAGTGATTCTGGTAACATCAGTCTTGAGTCTTTCATCAGATGAATAATATGCAATGATATCAGCTTCACCATATAGAGTACTACTAAAGTATCCTGTACCTGTAACCTTAAATTTATACCCAGCTGAAGCATCATTCCCGATACCGACATTGCCATCACTCGTAATCCTCATCCTTTCGGTGTTGGCTGTGAACAACGCCATCCAGTTTGATCCAGCATCGCCCTTGATGTACTGGTCGTGGTCGTTACCTAAATAGATGTATCCATCGCTAGAATCATCTAGCATCAGCTTACCAGCTACGTGCAATTTCTGGGACGGTGAATCTGTGCCGATGCCGACGTTACCGCTAGAGTCGATGCGCATCCGCTCAGTGGCACTTGTTCCAAAGTAGATGTCTTTTGCTTCTTGCTGCCAAATAAAGAAGTGGTCGCTAGACAGCCCCAGCCGGGCACCATCCGATGCAGTGCCCCCGGTAGTGGAGTCAGTGAATTGGATCTCTGGATTTGTCGAAGAATGCAAATGCAGCAATTGGCTGGGTACGGTAGTGCCAATCCCCACATTGCCTGCGTTATTAACTATTACACGTGATGTACCACCGGTGGTGATGTTAATCTTATCACTGCCTGAGCGATATATACCTGTATCTGTGTCATCCGCAAATGTAATGCTTGGACTGCCGGCAGCTCCATCGGATGCGAGGAAATCATTGGAGTTGACAGCAGTAGATCTAATTGTACCAGCGACTTCTAGTAAATAACTTGGGCTAGTAGTCCCTATGCCAACGTTACCCGACTGTGTAATTACAAGCCTTTGGCTCGCTTGCCCTGTTGCGTCAGAGATTCCAAAATTGTCTGAACCATCAATGCCAAACCACCAGTTGTCTGCATCGTTTCCAGCTTGGTACTCCATCACACTGTTGGCTGTTGCGTTCTGAGCCTTTATGGCAACAACAGCAGCACCATCTTTTCTGATATGAAGAATTTCGGACGGAGTCGAAATCCCGATGCCGACGTACCCGTTGTTATCAATGGTTGCGCGGATTGCTCCAGAAGTCCCAAGCTGAAGGAATGAGCCTGATGCAGTAGCAGCCATCACCGCTGCGCGAGCCGTAGTGCCTGTGCAAATTGTTCCTCCAGTGTTTCCTTCTACACCATAGACCGCCTGTGAGGTGGAACTTGATGAGTTTAGTAAAATTGAAAGATGGTCTGTGTCGTTTGGCCCTGTTATTTGTAGTTTTTGGGACGGTGACGAAGTGCCGATGCCGACCTTATCTTCGAAGTAATTCCATCCACCAGTAGCGCTCAGCCCACCATATGCACTCAACCCACCACGAACTGAAAGCCGTGCGAGTGATTCATCACCAATATCTCCAATACCTACTGAACCTGGACTGTCCGCATTTAAATATACTTGAGATTCGGAACCAATGCCAGCTGATGTCCATGGACTATTAGTATTAAAGAAGTTACTTAAATCTCCAAGTGTGATTTTAATAGAAGATAAACTATTAGCAGCAGTCCCTAGTGTGGCGTGCATAGCATCGCTGTGGCCGAGATCATAATTGACAGGTACACCGGACAGCTCACTAATCTTTACAATATTAAATGACATAAATTATCGTTTCCTTTTTAAATCTTCCAATTCACTCTTTATATTATCATTATCTTCCTTAAGCTCTTTAATAGACTCGATTAACAGAGGTATTAATTGCTCATACTTAACAGCCAAGTGACCGTCGCTTCTCTCCTTAACTGCTTCAGGTAGAACTTCTTGTACCTCCTGCGCTATTACGCCAGCCTCTACTTCGTTATAACTCTCTATTGGTCTATGTAAGTCAGTATTCCACTTGAAGGTGTAGCCGCTAAGCTTCGTTACCTTATCCAATGCACCACCAATCTTAGTAATATCGTGCTTTAATCTTTCATCTGATGATGAGTATGCAACTATATCGTTTGGTGAATGGAAAGCGCCACTATAATGAATATAGCACTCATTAGTAATTCCTGTTGCGTAAGCATTAGAAACACCTAGGTGCATATATGTACCACTACCAGTTTCTTGTAGGAATATACCAGCTTTAGGTTTATCAGAATTAGCATCATCTGTATTCCAGAATACACCTGGGGTATAAGCATCTGCTGTATAATCTGTACTAATTAATATACCAGCTTTATCGACTGCTTGTGTGAAATGCGTCTTAGTAGCAGACTCATCTTGTCGCACAGAGAGTACTGCATCCGGTGCGGTAGTGCCGATGCCGACTTTGCCATCATCCAGTATTCGCATTCTCTCAACCGCGTTAGAAGTAGTTTTAGGTATAGTCCAGAAAGTGAGATCAGTACCAGCTGCGCTACCTACCGTCCAGTCCTCAGCAGCATAAGCAGCTATTACCGCACCATGATCCCAATTAGAACCGCTATCCTCACTGCCTCCAAAATAGATAGCCCCAATATTCTGTGTATCTGTAATAGTTGAATCCAGCACTGATATACCTATTGCAGGAGTTGCATCCGCAGCCACATGTAAAGCTCTGAGGGGGCTACTCGTCCCGATACCTACGTTACCGTTTTCGAGGATGGACATTGCAACACTATTATTAGTCGCTATTCTCAAATGTTCATCAGCATCTGCTTGGAAGTAAACTTTATTGGACCCAGCATTGTCAAAATACAATGTTCCAGTGCCTCCTGTTGACTTATTAATAGTGATTGCTTCGTTACCTGTACCGTCACCAACCTCTAATTCTGTACCTGGTGTAATCGTCCCGATGCCTACGTTACCTTCGATGCCGACATTACCTTGGAAGAAATTATCTCCTGTACTACATGCACTTAATGCACCACTAGCACTTATGTTACCAACTACGGTGAGTGCTTCCTTTGGAGTTGTTGTTCCGATGCCTACGTTACCGTTGTCATCAAAAGTAATTTTATTTGCATCACTTGAATTACGAAACGTTAAACCCAACTGATCATTTGCGTGAATTTTATAAATCTGCGCGCTATCAGACCTAAATTGAAGGTTTGGAGTTATGGAACCAGATGTCCCATCTGCATCCACAATACGTATAGCACAATCATCTGCACTTGTATCTGAATTTCCTCTAACGTGAAGTCTTGCAAGTACAGCCGAACCTGTTCCGATGCCTACTTCACCATGGAATACACTTTTCCCACATGCACTTAATGCACCACTAGCACTTATGTTACCGACTACGGTGAGTGCATCCTCTGGAGCTGTTGTTCCGATGCCTACGTTACCGCTGGATCCATCAATGGCCAGCCTATATACAGTGTTTGTTCGATCATATACACCGAAGCCCTGATTAGATATGCCGTTTGAATTAAATAAGTCCCATGTTTTGTTGTTTGCGGAAAGCTGTATACCCGCCGATGTACTGGTGCTTGCGAAGTGGCAAACATTTCCTCCCCCTGTACGGGCCACCTCCAGGGTGAAATCCGGAGTTTCGGTTCCGATACCAACACTACCACCAGTGAATGTAGCACAATTCGCAGCACCACTTTGAGTTACCTTAAGAGCAGGTGCACCACCTGACTTAGTAGCAGCAGAGACTTCCAGTGCGCTAACTTCACTTACAATAGTGTTTAAGTATGTAGTACCACCTGTTGCGGATAGAGAACCTTCAATAACTGCGTCACCTTTAACTTTGAACTTCCAGTTATCACCAGCAAAATCTGTAGCACCGATACATACAGAAGATAACGTATAAATCTCAGTTTGAGTACTATGACCACCAGCACCACCAGCACCAACTGGTTGCCAGATACCAGATGTAGCGTTAACGCTAGTATACATCGCAGTATTAACACCCCACGTAGCGCTATTTGCTACAGCTGTTGAATACAAACTCTCAACACCGAGCCAAGTACCTGCAGAAATGGCCGCGCCAACCATAGAGGTTCCACTCATATAATCTGGCTGGTATAAGTGAAGAGCACCAGATAAGTAGAAATTGCCCATAAATGGATCTGCCTGAGAAGCGATAGGGTCATCGGCGCTATCATAATATCCAGAAGTATTCTTGGTATGATGATTCTTACCGTGCCATTTACTATGAAATCTTACATTATCTGACATCTTAAATTATTTATTCCTAATTACTGCAATCTAACTACCTGTGTTGCATATGGGTATTTGTTTGCAATACGTTCACCGCACATTTTCACTAAACCTTGTTGAATTGTGTATACTTCACCAATACACCTATTAATAGTCTCTGCTAATATAGGCTCATTAATACCAATAAAATTGTTTAATGTTGTCTCGTATCCAAACAAATTATCGTCTAAATCAGTAATATACTCAATACCTTTATATTGAACTAAGCCTGCTTCGTTATATTCTCCTACAAACTTAGAGTGAAAGTTGTCTCTCAGTAACAAATGATTATAGATTAATTTATATAGAGATTTATTAAGAACCCATGAAGTGACATATTCATCCGGGTGCACATGTACGGCGCTTATTTGATACGTACGAGTCTTGTAGCTATCGTATATACACGACTGATATGTTACAGATTCTTCGAATTTGAACACCTTCCCGACAGAACTTACTGAAAAATTGCCAGAACTGTTACCACCAACAAAAATGTAATCTTTCGATCTATCACTAGTATTTAAAAGGTTAATAAATTTAAATTTCTCTTCAGTTACTGGTATATTTCCATATCCACCAGATAGTGTATATATGTTATTATCTGTTAACCGGAATGACCCTATAGACCTATCCGTCTTTGTTTTAAATTTCTTAAAGATATTTTTTTCAGTTAAAACATATAACACATTTCCATCATTTCTTGAAAATGCTATACCTGTGAATTTATCAGCTGGTAGCCCCAATACATCCACAGTTATACTACTTAACGACGGTACGTCAATATAAGGTTTAGCTAAAATATCTACTAACTGCTGTTGTTGTACTAGTTCATTATCATTATTATATCTAAATAAAATACCATTCTCTGTTAAGACATACACATCTTCATTATCTTTATCTACTGCTATATCTACGACAGTATCTTGAGCGAAATCAACAGTCTTGATAACAGTTTTTATCCAGTTTAAATCTTTATCATAAACCTTATAAGCTTTATCTTTTTGATCTAATACATACACTTTATCATGTTTACCGATCGCTATACTAACAGGTATATTAAATTTGAGTTTATCATTGACGGAGTCACTTTTACCACCTATGCTGAACATTAGATCTCTACCAATGCCGCTAAGTGCCGGATTGTACGCTAATAAGGTATCAACATCAAATTTGAATATATTGACATCATCTAACACAAATAATCTATTTTGAGAATTCATTGCTAGAGATTTGATATTTGTAAAGGTTAACTGAGTGCTATTTTCTACATATGGAGTATTTAAAATAGTTTGTGGTCCCCATATAAACGTATCATCCTTATCACTCTGTATAGCCATTAAATTAGCAGAGTTAGCAATAAAGCCCATATAATAATTCGAGTTTCGTAAATTATCAGCAAATACGCCATCTATCAACCCGTTGGGGTGAAGGAAAGAATCTAGCGGTGTAGGCCCTTTACCGTAGGATTGATTAGCAATAGCTTCCGCAGATAAATTACTAACTAAATCTGTACCACCTACAAACTCTTTATGGGCGCGCCGAGAAGAGTCATCGATAGGAGCCTTGAACCACCTCACTTCACGGTGAGGGTCTGATGTTGCAGATGCAGTAGCAAAGTATCCTTTATAATTACCAGATAGGGGAAAATTATTTGAGGCAATTTTAGTTTGTGCGTTAATATATAAAAAGTTATGATGTAGCTTGTCAAAGCAGGCATTAATATTATCTGCTACACACAGTTCGTTAGGCTTAATTTTTAGATCATCAAACGTATAAGGTAACTGTAGTGACTCACCTAGATACCTATCGAGCTCAAAATATTTCTCGATATCGATATCTATCGCACCACTTAAAGTGGTTGTAACTGACAGATCTGGTAATATATTGCTAGTATTCATACTATATTCCTGATACCGCACTTAAACTCGTACCGTTCCACATCATATCATTTAGCTTAGTGTGTACTGGTACAATATCTCCTAATTGTTCTATGATTTTATCTTGTAAGCCTTCCTTAAGCGATGCATCTGTTATTCCTGAGTTTTTAATATTAATATCATACACTTCACTCTTTCTACCAGGCACTGTATGTTTAAATACGCGCTCAACAGTGTCAATATAATTACGCTGACCAGTAGATACGTCCCATACTATATCTCTTATATCAGTATTAGCTAAATAATGAGCTTTGAGATCGAAATACTCTAATGAACTATTGTATAACTTGATGTCTCTAATCTTTATGTTATTAGCATGGTAGTGTCTAGGTTGCTGTATAAATTCAGATAGGGGTACATTAGAATAGAACGGCGTCGCTCCTACTAATAGTGGTTGTTCGAACATATTTGAATATGAGAATTTACCCCCTGGAATACTAACGCTATCAACTAGCTGAGTGTCAATATACATCTCATAATCACCAAGCTCGGCATTAAATCTTACTCCAAAATGGTGCCACCCAGCATTCATGCCTGTTAGATTATATGTTAATGTGAATGCAGAATATGATTGTGTGGTAGTCGTGGTATTATACAGGTTGCTTACACCTAATTTAGCTTCAATTCGTGGCTTTAAATTGAGCTTATTTTTTCTCAAATAATCGTACCCAGTAATAGTCTTCCAGTTAAATGCTGATATGCTATTAACACCAGAATACGTCATGATACTTCCAGGTATATCATTATAGCTCTCGATGTAACCATCAGATGAAATTTTAACAGCGACTGCTTTCCCGGAAACAGTGCCATTAGTAGTATAGCCAGGTACTACGTTATCACCACCATTAATAATTGTTTGATTTATGACAATAGCGGATGATTTATACCCTGTATTAGTAAATTCGTCTACAAAATCGATATACCTAACTGTATCAGAACTCAATGGAGGAGAAGAAGTTAACGATACTGTGAATAAAATATTTCGATCATTATCTATCTTTGTAACTTTATTAGCACCGGATATAGCACCACCGGCTGTATACGACTCACCATGAAGTACCCATAGGTTATTATCTTTATCACAATTAATACCGTCAATTGTTTGACCCGATAAGGCACTAAGACCTATTTGCACAGCAGATGTGGTTACATCATAAGTATATACTCTATTATCGTGAACCCACCATGGTCTACTAAAGTTATCTACTAATGACTCATTTCCACTTAACGCGTCACAAGCTACAACTGTAATAATATCTCCTGATAATGTATTAAACGAATGTATTCTACCAGTTGACGATACTGATGGACTGTAGTTTGCTAAGCTAGCAGTTCCTGATGTGCCAATATACCCTGATGTTTGCTCTTTAAGATCATATATAAAATACTTACACGTAGTTGCTTTATCCCATCCAGCGACTGGCTCCATAAGCAAATACAATTTGTCATTACTAATTTCTATGTCTGTAATGTGCCTATTAGGGTAGTTAGTAGTATTAAATGATGTTATTTTATTTTGAATTGTACCCTTAGCATCATATTCATATACGTCATGCGCTGTAGTAGCAACCCAGTAATTACCAGTGCCACCGTGCTTTGTTATATGTTTAATTTGCTCATTAATAATATGTCGATCGATTCTATTAAAATCGGAATTGTAAACTTCAATATCACCCCCGTTAGGCACTGTTATTATGGGTGTAACAGCTGGTTCGTTAAATAGACCAAACCCTCTGTTGAGGTAGTTGCCTAGGAATTGATGTGCAAACGGTTGCTCCCAATTATTGCAATGCATCCAAAAGCTGAGAGTAAATGAACCTTTGTGCTCTATCTCTTCCGTCACACCATAATTATCACTGTTAAATACTAACACATTATCTACTGGCAGTTTTACATCTACAAACGATGCATTCTTATATTGTGATACACCGTCGATCATTAGAGTACCATTTAACTTCTCTATGATCTTTTTGGCATCTTTATTTCCTATGTGTGAATAAGCGTATAGTGCTCCTGGTTCAAATACTAAATCACTAATCTTGTCATATACTCGAATATTTTCAGCTGATAGCTTTTTAGTAATCGATACTCTGCTATCAATGTATTTAACTATATCAGATTTATCAGCTGTGATAGCCGTTACTGTTGTTTCTATTCCTGGATTATAATAGCGGTCTACCCATACCGGCAAGTTTGAACTATTAGGTGAACCAGAAAGCCATGCACACAGCCATGTACCGTTAAGCTCGTCTCGTGGATGAGTAGTATTAAAGTTATCTGCTCTTTTCTTAAAAACTTTATCTGCTTTTATTGGAGAGCTTCCAGGTATACCACCAATTTTTGCTAAAGTAGTGTCGTTAATGTTTATCTGCTTATATGGCCTCATGTCTTGAGGCATATGAAAATATGTTAGCTTATCACTAGGTATCACTGTTGCCATAGTATTAGCAACATAATTCATGTATATACTATCACTACCTTGCTCTTGCTTACTTCCAGTGTGTATCTTATTATACACTCGCTGTGTTGTTTCACTCTCAGCGCCAGAATAAGGATTGCTACGCGATTGATTACCTTCTACAGTTAACTGATTCTTTAAAGGCATCAAATTTATGTCAATGTAATTAGGACCAGAGTGAGGGTAATCCTGTGTTACGATTTTATTAGTCGTCGTATTAAGTAGAAAGTTATTACTTACATTATCAACTGACCTATTAGAGTCTATATTTAAATGATTATCATCAATACTACTTAGATAGCTAGACCATGTAGATTTTAAATTAAAGACGCTTGGTGTCTTCTTTATTGGTCTGATCTTCCATTTACCCATATCTGGTACAGTACTGGAATATGATATCGGCCCTACTGACACATTAACCGAACTTAGTGGATAAAATGCATACGATCTAGCTTGTCGACCGTCAGTCTGAGCATGTTGCTTCATGACGATCAAGCAAGTGCCACTGCTTGATTCGAATAGCGATAATGTATTATTATCTTCATCTAATACGTATTCGAATATCTGACTATCATCGGCAAAAGCACTAGCAGACACTCTAGGTGTAAATGATAAGATCGTATCTCTTTTTGCAGTTGTGTTGTTTGCGCTCAGAGTGAGATATTTGAGCAACCTAGTTGAAGGGTCATAATGCCTAATCGCAGTGTATTGATCGTTTAAAATTTCTAACTCGAATATGCTCCTATTATCTACAGAAGCCGATACACCGGTAACCTCGGTATAACCAGTAGATGTGTCGACAACTATAAATCTACTATATGCTGTGTTTTCTAACCAAGTTTGCCGATATATCGGATAATTGACCTGAGTGGGTTGAATATCTAATATGTTTTCTATAGTTTTTTCATCAGAAAGGTAGAAATTAGTGTCTTTGTTAAACGTTGTATCCTGTAGATCAGAGAGAGCATTCGTTAAACTGAGCGTTAAACCGTCATCAGTGTATTCATCAACATGCTTAATATTCACATCTTCATCGAGAAGATATGCACCGCTAACTGGCTTGGTGTTCCATATGTTGAAATTATAGATATTCATCTACATTATTATTTATGGAAGGGTTAGGTATCAGCACTTATGTATTATTTGATACATATAGCCTTAGTAGTACCGCTGCCTCCTAGCTGTGCTCCTGTCTGAGTATACAGATCACCAGTCTTAAGGCCTGTGGTAGAGGTTGGGAGAGTTCCTAAATTAACACTAAAACCACCACCGGTACATGCGCTCAAACCTTGAGATGCGCTCAAACTAGTTACGAACATCTTCTGACCGCCATCAAAAATAGCACCTGTCACAGTACCAATTAACGTTTTATTAGCTGCAATGTCAGAAGTATGAGCTGAGAGTACCGTATTAAATGTAACATTGCTCTCAGTTAATACAAAATTACTAAAATCAATAATTCTAGTTCCTAAAGGAGTTTCAATTATCAGATAATCTCCAGACGAGATTTCCTCTGCTTTCGGCAATCTGACTATGTTGACGTTGTCACTCATGCTATATTAGTAATAATTCCATTGTTAATAGTCATTGTTTGGAGACCACTCTTCGTGGATAACTCTACTGTAGTTGTTACACCTGTGCTACCTTTAGTTTTAATACTTTCTGCGCTCAACGTACTAACATTAACTGTATTAAATTGATAGGGGAACGTTCCGGCGGTTAAGCCTTGAATAACTGTCTTATTACTTAAGATGTCTTCTGTATGCGTGCTAAGCAGCGGAGCGAATGTTGTATTGTTGTCTGATATTACGAAGTCGTTAAAGTCAATGATATTAGTACCAGCTGGAGTTTCTACAATCAGAAAGTACCCTGCTTTAATATCAGTAACCTGTGGTAACGTTGTAATATGTATATTATTTGACACTTTGTAATACTATTTATGTTAAAATTTTAAGCTTCAAGACCCCTCCCGGATAACGGTATAATGGTACCAGATTCAGCGAATACAAGAGACGTGTGTTTTGTTGTATCTGTAGTAGACTCTATCGTATCACCATATACAGAAAAATTCTTTATTTCACAATTAGTGACCGCTTTTGATGTGGCGAATCCCATACCAATCTTAATCTTATCCGGTAAACTATCACTATATGATCCATGAGTATCTAAATTGTCGAGATCAATAGTCTGATATGTTACATATTTGTTTGTTGTTGGATTCTTAATCTGTACCTTAAGTTGTTTACTTTCATTTTGAAGCCATATTCTAACTGATTTGTAAACTATATCGTCCTTACTAGATACATGTTGATGTAGCGTTACTGGTGCTTCAAATGTACTCAGATTAGGAGTTGTATTTATAACAGCGTAGCTAGATATATTACCTAGTCTAGTTGTTATGCTGTTAGCAGAGAGAGCAGTGTAACCGGCATTGACATTTCCGTCGCTATATAAATTATAAGCACCTGTCTTGTTATTGTTGACGGTCCCAAATCCACCCTTAACATCCAAACCGACACCTAATAAAGCACCTTGCAACCCATTATAGGTGGTAGTTTCACCGTGCATTTTGAATCCACAATCACCAGTGTAATTCGTATAACCTAATGCGTCACCGATACCACCGCCAGAAAAGCCATACGAGGAGTCATAGAAAAACACACATAAACCTTCACCAGGTTCTACATTTAGCGTCGATAAAGTAGGTGTGAATGTGGCCGGCATTTCATTATCTATTCTTCTTCAATTCTTCAATTTCAGCTTTAAGTTCTTTGATAGATTCGATTAATAGCGGTACTAGTCTTTCGTATCTAACACCCATATAACCATCATCACGAGTAACAACCGCTTCAGGCATAACATCTTCTACCTCTTGAGCTATAACACCAGCATCGTTATAATGGTGCTTGATCAGCAATGGATTAGCTTTATCATTCCATGTAAATGTATAACCACCAAGTCTATCGACCTTATCTAATGCGCCAGTGATGCGAGTAATATTATCCTTAAGTCTTTCATCAGAACCGTAACTAGCAACAACATCCTCTGTGAAATAACCGCTACCAGTTACGTGTAATTTGGCTTCTGGTGCGAGGTTACCTAATCCAAGACCTGTCGTAGTCAAGATACCCTGTGTCGCGGCGTTGATTTGAAGCTCGAGACTATGATTAGATATTGTTCCGAAGTACCCTCTACTGTTATCCACAGCGGTTCTTACTTTGACGTTGTTAGTAGTATCCTCTATCACGAAGACTGGTGATGATGCGCTGGCTATATGGAAATTAACGCTGGGACTAGAGGTTCCTAATCCTAAGTTACCATTAGTATCAAGTCGCATATGTTCAGTATCAGCTACACCAAATGCTATCTCAGATGCAGCTGCTGTACCAAATAGACGAACGACATTATCTGTATTATCGTAACCTACGTAAGCTTTTCTCGTATCAGAATGATGGAACTCTTGATACTTGTATCTACCTGTACTATCAAGTACGGAAACAGTAGAGGTTTCTGAACCACCATCAATTTCTAGTAACTGAGTCGGGGAGCTTGTTCCGATACCAACTCTTCCTACCTCAGTGATTCGCATACGCTCTGTTGGTGAGAATTGAGCATCAGTATTTTCTGTTCGGAATACAATAATGTTATTACTAGAGGCCGTGGCATGGCCACATGCATCCAAGAACAGACCGGCACCAGTAGTACCTACAGCATTTTGCTGAGCAGTATTTGTATCTTTGAGTATAATAGCAACATCACCAGCATGCTCAACATTGAGCTTCGGTATCCAACCTTGTGTTGATGTGGGAGTTGTTGTACCGATACCTACGTAACCTGACTCATCTAAGACCATTCCATTATAGCTACTACCACCAGTATGATATCTCAGAACAACACCAGAGCTATTTGTCTGTGGGTCGAGTACTAAGTCAGCTGTACCTGTAATATTATCAATACCAATCTCAGCACTACCAACAGAAGTTCTCTCAACAACTATCTGGTCACCATCACTACTCTTAACGTGAAGTGCTTTAGATGGTGTAGTTGTTCCAATGCCTACATAACCAGCAGTTAAGAACGTCATTTGATAATGAGCGGCAGCCGCACTTTGATCATACCAACCTAGTTGAATTTGAGGGTCACCACCACCGGTACCAGCACCTCTAATAAATGTATAATCTCGAGTATCGTTATCAGCAGAATTATAGTCATAGAAGTGCACTGCAGGGTATGTTCCTGATAGAGCTAATACAGCATTACTATGACTCTGTATATGTAATGCATGTGCAGGGTCAGTTGTCCCGATGCCCACGTTTGTTCCAGGGCCTCCACTCGCGGTAGCAATGGAAAGCTTGCCGTCAGTGCCCATCAGCACAACGTCAGCGCCAGTGTTGGAGAACTGTATACTGCCTTTGGTGACACCTGTGTCAGAGCCAATGAAGATGACAGGGTCATTAGTTGCATCACCATTTAAAAGAATCGACCCGTTCGCGTTAGATTCTATTTCTAACGGGTAACTACTCGGGGTTCGCCCGATGCCGATGTGACCACCGTCGGAAATTCGCATGCTCTCAGCACCAGAAGCTTCATTTGCGAAGATTATATTATGACCTGAACTGTGATTATGAGTGAATTTTAAATCATTAGATGTTTGAGATATAGTATGATTTATAGCACTAGAGGTATGAGTTTCACCTAATGTAATTGATCCATTAGCTGTAACATTACCACTGGAACTTAATGTACCTTTAACAGTAGCTGTTGCTTGACCGAAGCTGTCTCCACCAACAGAGAAGTATGTACCACTACTACCGACATAAAGGTCAGTAGCATCATCTACAGTCGTCCCAGTACTACTATAAAAAGCTAACTTCTTAGCTACACCGGAGTTGATGGTACCAGAACCACCTCCACCTCCACCGCCAGAGCTGGTAAGAACTGTCATCCACGTACCACCTTCATTCTTAGCTTCAATAGTACCGCCATTGTCTCTAATACCATACCCAGACTCTCCAGTTTCAGTATTAAAGTTAATATATTGAGCACGACCGAGAATTACTTGCTTGCCACTAATTGTTCCATTAACGGTTAATGAATGTGCATGATCAGGCACACAGCCAATAGCCACTGCCCCGGATGTACCTTTCTGGAGTGACATGATTATACCGTCATGCTCGTCATAGAAATCATATCCCATCCCAACAGTATTACCACTAAATGCTAAATTACCTGTAGTAGCATTCTTGGTCATGCTATATAGCTCAGATCCTTTCTGTAGCACTACTAACGGGTCACCATCATTTGTAGGGTCTTCAATATGAAGAGGTGCGATTGGTGAAGTAATTCCAATACCAACATTACCGGATGCATCAACTCGTACTGCTTCTGTGTCAGCAGTACCAAGCGCTAATTGTGAACTAGCTGATGTCGCAAATACACGAGTAATGTTATCTGTGTTATCATATCCTACATAACCTGCTCTTACAGTAGAATCGTATAATTCGAAATTCTTATGTCTACCAGTACTATCAATCTTAACTCTCGAAGTAACATCAGCAACTCCATTAACAGATACATGGCGAGCACTTAATGATTCACTAGCGCTGAGGCAACCAACAACAGATACATTTACATCTGGTGCAGCCGTTCCTAGGCCGACATTACCGTTATTATCAATTCGAACGCGCTCGAGATCATTAGTCCAGAATGTTAAAGGTCTATTTTCACGGTACCGAACGAGAGCGCAATTAAGATCATCATTTACTCCAACAGAAAACCCAGTGGAATCTTCACTATTTGTAAAATGAACATATGAATAATCATTAGCATATATATGAAGAGGGTAGGCCGGTACGCTAATACCAATACCAACATAATTAGTAGACCCATTCCAGGTCATTATGCTGGTACCGTCCCAATCTTTAACTGCTAATGTATTAGTACCACCTTCTAGTTGGAAGTGTTGATTTGAACCAAGTGCTCTTAAATATAAACTACCATATGCACTAATACTTCCTGCGACAGTTAGCATCTGTTCAGGTGTAGTAGTCCCGATGCCGACGCTACCACCAGTAGTGACAACCATTCTAGTTGAGCTATTAACGTGGTCGTAAAAAGAAAGTACTTGAGCACCTACATCATCATTTCGCACACTCCACATATCAGCATTGTTCTGTGCGAATGTTAAATTAGTATTTCCACTAGCGCTACTAGCGAGAAGGAGCGTAGGTGCAGCACCTGATACAGCTAAACCATCACATCTAGCGTCACCAGTTACATCCAGTTTGTAACTTGGTGAAGTTGCCCCCGTGCCTATGCCAACTTTACCGTCAGAATTAATACTGACAAAACCTGTGGCGCGTGAAGTATCTGAACCAACATGTATCTTGTTAGTGCCATCAATCCAAAGAAAGTTTATTGCGTTTCCTGCTGCATTCTTCGAACTGAAAGAGTAATTATTGTCGACTCTGACTTCACCACCTGTAACTTGCAATTTAGTATCCGGCGCAGCAGTCCCAATGCCGACGTTACCACCAGCAAGTATGGTTACCCGGTCACCCGCACCCCGCTCATAAAATCTCAAACTATCACTAGAATTGTGAGAATACATAGACCACTCAGAAGTAGCATTATATAATTGCAGCTCAACATTCGATGCATTACCCGCTGACATAATCATCTGCGTCGTTGCATGTCCACCATATAAATGAAGTTTAGCTGCAGGGCTGTTCGTCCCGATGCCGACGTTACCAGAATTAGTATTAACAATATCATTTGTATTACGAGATACCCAGTGTCCAGAAAGATACTGAGAGCTCATTTGAGTCATGAGCGTGTATGCCTCACCGCCCTTTAACCCAGAAGCTGGAATCTTAAAAGTCTGTAGCGTGCCACCGTTATTAATGGTGACTGGAATCAATTCACCACCGTCTGTGTCGTAACTAGCAGGAATATTGTTTAATTGGCTAATTCTTGGCATATATGTATCCTGTATTATTATTTATATCGTCACTAAGCGTCTCCAAATATGATAGTGTCATCTTCTTTAAATACGGGGTTTCCGTCCTCTTGCAATAATCCACCGATATCGTCGATAACCATCGCATATGCTGTGTTTGCTGCAGTATTTGTATAGAATGCGACATCAAAACAAACAGCAATATCACGTGCACCTGCTCCGGCGCTCAATGCTAAATTGTAAAGTAAATATGATACATTATGTGTATATGGACCAATATCAGTTGATGCTACAGATGTCCATGTATGTTCGTTCCCAACCTGATATGTCTCCCTATTAGACCCTAATAATAATGAGTCTCTATCAGGGTCAATGGAATAAGTGTGACAAGTCCGCCCTGATACTGGGTTAGTAGAACCACCTACCCCTGGAATCCCTTCATCGTACATTACAGTTCCAGGAACAGTATCACCAGATGTAGATGCATAATCGGATAAGTTATAGTTAAACACGTTAATATCTGGCTTAATTAATCCTACCTGCTTAACGGTATAGCTACTCTTATCTGCTGTGTCGAAGTAATAATTATGTAAGTACTGATAATTACAGTTATCTGTACCAAAAAATGTAAAGCTTAGTGTTTGATCATTGGAATTATGCCATACTGATGGTCTGTCGATCTCAGTAATGTTAATCTCTTCTCCTGAACCAGATAGTGTAAAGCCTTTGCTACTCAAAAATTGATATGTTGTAGCCATATCATCAACAGCATCACTGGAAACTGTCGGTAGCAGTGTGTCTAGGGTAAGCACTGGTTCAAAGTGATTTGTACCGATATTAAATCGATACATCTCAGGGTATATGATCTTATAGTTAGAACCGGATAGATAAGGATGTAAAGCAGTCTTTGATAAGATAATATCATTACTAGGTTCATTATACCACGGGTCAGCAAACTTTACAATATTAGCATTGTCACCGGATAACGAAAGGTATATTTGTTGTCCAAGATCTGTTGTAAATACGCCTGAAGAGTGGTCGTAATTAAATTTCTCTAAAACTAAGAAATTTTGAGTCTCTATAACTATAACGTTCTGTATTAAATCAAAGTTTTTAATTTTATAGTGAAGCTCATCAATAATGTCAGTTGTATTTGAGTACTTGACAAATACTGCGCTTAAAGCAGATGATACAGAATCAATAATAGTCGACTGCCCGTTTCTAAAAAATAATCTACCATATACATTGTCCTGTCTATCATAGATAGGCTTGTCTACAGTTAATGTATCTGCTCTACTATCATATTGTGTAGTAAACGCTGATAGTTGATGATTAAAGTATCTATACTCTGGTGTAGTAAATGCATTGGTATAATCAGCTGATAACCCAGAAACACTGAATGGGTTATTACTTTCATTGCTCCAATCCGAAACACGGGCTTTATTGAAGTTAGAATTTACTTGATCAGTTGTTTTTCTAGCAGGTGTTATCTTTTTATAAAGCGCGTATTCATTACCAAAGATGTCCGTCTTCCATTCATATGCTACTTCATCAGTTACTAATAAGTCTTGGATTTTATCAGATACAGGTATATCTTTTAAAGGTAAGATAGGATATACATCTTCATTACCCCATATTGATTCTACATCTCCTGACCATAGATCAATATTGTCTGTAGATTTGCTTACACCGCCTGGTTGATATTGTAATGTTTCCTCTCTGGATTGATAAGGGTAAAATTTTTGTAGCGATTTATCGTTAACAATATCACCTTGTTGAGAGCTAGCTTTATTGGCGCGAATACTAGTAACATCATCAGCATGTTTAACAGGAGATAATTGATCAGCCTGAGTATTACCTCTACCTGGACCATATTCATCTGGATCCGGAAATATGTATAGAGTATTTGGCTCTAACTTACTCTGATCATATGTATATGTTAAAACGACACTAGAATAATTAATAATGCCTAACTTGTCAGGTGTAAAAAACCCACCAATTTCTTTAATTGATTTTAAATGTGATGTGCTAGGGACAGAAGCATGTGTTGGATAATATCTATTTAAAATATTAGCAATGGGATGAGATGGTTCAAACAGTGTCCCAGATAATGTCTCAGTTTGTGTGTTACCAGTCGATAGGTAGCAATACTTAGTACCGGAAAACTTCTCAATTAATTGCTTTTGATAATTTAACGCTAAGTCATCTTTTGTTTTACCTGTACCAACAAAATTCTTTTCAGGTAAATTTTCTATATCCGTACGTACCGTATTAAAGGTAAGATTTAATCCACCAGAAGATGTTATATCGTCGCCAGCACTTGACGTCAACAGTATCGGTATTTCCTCGAACAACTTTTGTATTGCTTCGGTAAAATTTAAATATAAATTAGGGTCAACATTCTCAACATTGCTGTTAAAGAGAGTATGACGAGTATCCTGACTAGTGTTGTACTCGCTAGCATCAACATCAGGGCTATTATCGAAATAATTTGGATATTCATCATACAACGAATCGACCTCAACGACCATGTCTCTATCAATAGCAGACGTCGGTGGAATGTACGTATTAGGGTAGTCTTTAGTAAATTCTACAGATCTAAGTTGATCTATAATAATATCTTTAATTGTGTTTCTGGCTCCAGCTTCACTCCCTTTAAAACTGTGCTTAATTTTCGCATGCTTAACATCGGTTCTCTTTCTAATAAAATACTGTGTTACTTGTTTTAGCTTCTTAACGAAGTATGGTATTACAATATCTAATTCTCTCTTATCTGTATAGTCGATGTTAAGTAGAAATCTCTTCTCGTCTGCAGTTGAATAGTCAATAGCAATTTGTTTAAGTAGCTCAATATATACGTTATCAATATATTGACCCTGGTTAATCTTCTCTGCCTTTTTTTCAGTATACCAATCAGCTACATAATCATTATACTGTTTAAATAACTGTGTTTCACTGAAGCGTGCTGTGTCCGCAAGTGTTTGTAACCAGTCGATATACGATACTGGTCTATCTTCACTCTCTAATTTTGACGGATTATCAGCCATATAATTATATTTAATTTACATTATTGATACTCGGATGTGCCAGCAGATATAGAATCTGTAAACATATTCAACCCTCTTCTAAGTTCATAATCGAGCATAACGTCAATTATTCCATCATCTTCAGCCCACGTATTAATGTGACTCAATTCCTTAACCGTTGTCAGTGAATTTTCCCAGTCAATTAATCCCTCTTGCTGTGTGTTATTATACTCTTCGTTATATGAATAAAATTTATAATATTCCTTAATATCGAGACCGTTAATGTCGTTGTATAATCCCCATCCCCAGTTAACATGGTAACTGCTCAAAGGATACGCAGACACAAGTGATATACCATTAGCGGTTGCTGAAAATGGTTCGGACCCGGTACCAGATAAATACATTGGGTTAATTAATTTAAATTGACTATCGTATAACTGCTTTGCTACTAATTTAGTACCAGCTGAGACCATATATGTACTTGCATCTAGTTCATCTACATGATAGGCAGTTAAGTTATTAGTTACAACAGTCTTTAACCCAATATTAATCGGTCTAGTAGCAGGAGCGAGCTCATTACTATTATAACCTGCAAATTCACTCAAGCTCTCAAAATCACGGGCATACTTACTACGATCACCCCATAAATGTTTGCGATGTACGGATGCTAAATCCATTACTCGCTTAATGCTAGCTGGGTATCCAAATTTATAATTTTCTATAGGTACATCAAACTGATCACAAATTGAATATAATGCATCTATTGTGCATGTATCTATATCATTGTGATTTTGTACGAAATTAGATATCTTCTCATATACAACCTTACCAAGTTCAGTAGGTTGCGAGCTAAGGGTACCAACTGATATACCGATAATATCATTGAACAGCTTATTATAATTCTTTAAAAATGGTTGCTGTCTGTAAGATTTAATAGTCTCTGCTGGGTCAAAGTCTTCTCCGAATTTGTTAATACTGTATTGACCTGTCGACGGGTAAATGGTGAATGTATTGTTTCCAGTAACTACTCGTTGACCTTGAACCTGTATGTATTTGTTAAACCATTCATATCCAGTCCAGTCACCAATAGCTTGATACATATTTGACCCAATACCGGCTGTAGTTTGATCTTCATCAATATATTGTATAGAAGACAGTGACATATTATATAGAGGTAAATAATGTATTCGATTTTCAAATGAATTAATTACCCATAGCCTATTGTAAAAGTCACACGTGATACCACCTAGATGTTGTTTAACGCCGCGAATTTCTCTTTGAGCTCCCTTACCACCAGACAGTTCAACGAAATCAGTATCTAATATAGGTATATTTTTATCTATTTGCCCAGCTGATGTGATGCGTGTTACAGTATTAGTATCATGCGTCACCCATGCGTTCTGGTGATTGTCTACAACTATATAGCTAGGTATGTGAAAACCGGAGACTTTATGTAGTAATGTCCCTGATGAGTCAAATTTATATACATTATCAGACTCATACGATTTTACTGTTACAGCACCAGTGGCACCTGTACCATCTTCTGTACTATGTACAGTTATGTTTCGGCTAGCTTGTGATGAATGTACTAGTCCAGCATACGGGTGAACTTCTACGTTGAAGTTACCGGCAACCCGGCTGGGAGCATCATGAGCCGACACTGCTTGAATTATCCACCAACCGTTATAGTTACATTGAATACCGGCTGGATCTCTCATAGGATTAGTAAACGTCCCTCCTGGTATGTGAATCAACTGACCAGGCTCAAAATTCGCTCCAGCGGCCCCCAATTCATCTGCGAACTGAAAGTCGTATACGTGGTCTAATTTCTTAGCTTCAATAACACCTGTCTTTTCACTTAGAACGTTTCTGATAAAATGTTTTTGCGTCGCTACCCATATATTATTATCATTATCTACAACTATATCAGTAGGAGCTTCGTAATCAGGAAAATCATACTTGACAATGGCGCTACATGGGTCTACGGATGTATCATACTTTATAATAAACCCGTTAAGTGGATTAGAATATGCAATCCATATATTATCATCTAAATCACAATCAACAGTGGTAGGTTCTGTTAGATTGAATCCTGCTAACCCGCTAGTAGCACTAACCGTTGTTGTGAACGAAGGACCTGTGTCCTCCCTCCAGCTAGTTAAAACTGTGTTGTATGTTACGTTTGAATCATCTCTAATAACCCTATCAACGTACCCTGTGTCAGGATCGATGCGAACTACTAGGTTACCGTCGTGCATTGGGACCCACAACCGCTTTTCACTGTCGATAGTGATATCACTAGGTGTTAATCTATCTGGTGAATCTTTGTCATTAATGCTAATTAATGTCGCACTTGTAGTTATCGAGCTGGTTGTTATTTGAACTTTCTGACTGAAGTCAAATGTGCTCAGTAACTCCATATTATTATTATATTTGAATACCTTATCGTTATGAGAGTCTGCAAAATATGCATACACTTTATTATTCAAATAACTAGCAGTAACTGGTACAACGGATACAGGATAATATCCTCCTGCTGACAATAGCGTTTCAGTTCTATTTCCGGGCAATGAAGTATTAATAACTCCAGAGTCACCGTCAAATTCATATTGCTCACCAGGTGCTACTCTATATACATTATCAAATTCTGGATTAGTTAAATATCCAAATAAAATGTCTCTATCATTATGAGCAGGATCGTTGATTACAACTTCACCCTTAAGCGAGACATTATCACCAACTTCTCTCGGTATAAAATATCCTCTATATGTACTCTCAATAGAATTAGGTAACTGCCCATCTTTTGTTCTAAAGAAATCTGCTGACAGCAACCTCGTATTAGTACCAGTACTACAGCTACTTACGACACTGACGTTTACAACCCACGTACTAGAGTTAGGGGTAGTAGATGAATTAATAGACAACGCAGGGTAATCTTCAGCTCTAGAATTATATTGGTTCACAAAGCTAATAACAAACGGTACTTCGCAATTTTGCCACTTAACTGACCCTAATGGCATCTCTAATAAACCGTTAGTTGTAAACGTTAATGATGTAGCTCTACTAAAACGAGTTTTAGCTGGTATAGTTACTCTATATGATTCATAATGAGGTAGCGTGTCTATGCCATAATAATTGTTATTAGATATCTGAGACTGGAATGGAAAATTGGACGTATCTAATGTCGCAAATAAAAATATAGGTGAATCATCTACACCTGAGCTGTAATTTTTTGCTGTATCATCTCCATAGAAAAACTCTGCAGTACCTGATGTACCGACAAACACAGCGTCAGGGTTAGAGGATATAGATCGAATAAAAGCATTTCTAGTAAATCCACCTTCTTCTACAGCTGATAACGCTATGTAGATATCTTCATTTGTTGTCTTAATTGACTCGATAGGGTTAAATATCTCTGCACCACTATCCGCAGTTAATTTTTCATAAAAGCTCCAAGTCTTATCTAGATGTGACCATTTATATTCATTAAACCTTTTAATATCTAGTTTTCTAGATCTTGATCCGCTAGAATATAGAGTGAGTGTGTATCCGGTACCTGACAGCATATTATGCGGTTGCCAAGTATTAACTCTATCTATAGTAATAGGTTTTTGTAATACACCACCGGTACCAGCAGGGACATTTAATAAGTTAATAATGTCATCATACGGTCTAGTCAGGTTATCTGTTAAAAAGTTTACTACTGATAATTGCTTGGTATGTGTACTGTATATCTCTTCACCGGAGGAATTATAGTTAATTAACTGTACGTTATATACACCTGGTTCCGTATATACGTGTGTCGCAGAAAACCCTTTTGTTGTAGTACCATCACCGAAGTCCCATACTGTGCTATCTGGTGAATATGTAAGACTGGAAGTACCGGTAACTGCAAATCTAAAAGTTGTTAACTTGTTTGTGTACCCGGATAATGTCTCTCTAGTGCCATCCCCATGCCCCGTACTGTGGTTGGCGCTCAGCCCCCCAGTTACAGAAAAAGGTACATCGGATAGCGTATGGATAGCCATTATTAAAATTCAGTTGCTTCAAGTTTAGTTATGAAATTTATAGAATCGTTCAAATATGCACGTTTAAAATATGGGAGTTGAACGTTTGCAGTTGTAATTGAAACGTCTAAATCAGGATATATAGGGTTCCAGATCATAAGACTTATCCCTTCAACTTCTAGGCTCATATCTGTTCGTACAGTCTTAATATTACTAACTCCATTGATACTCAATAAACTATTAGTGAGATCGTTGACATTTATAACTCCACCCAATTGGCTATTATTAAAATATGTTTCAATTATAGTACTTGCTTGTTTTTCAATATTACTCAAACTAGCTCTAGAATTTTTATCTCTAACCAATCTTAAACGAGTGTTATCTGCAATGGAAGTATCTAAGCTCTCATCAACGCTCTTGACACCTACATCTACAGACATATATACTGGATCCATAATTAGAACTTCTGAGGTTAACGTCTTATTGTGTCGAACAGAATCAATAATGGTATTTTTCTGTGAAGGTGTTAGATAGCTATTTCTAACTGTGGTGCTAGCTGCTGTACTCGTTTTAGGTGTAGCATATACGTATACGTTATTAAAGTCACATGTATCTGCAAAATTTACCTGATTGTATATAGTGCTAGGATCACTAGTATGAGACCGCAGTTTTAGCGTATTGATGATATATGACATATGACCTTCTATATAGTCCCAGTTATTAACAACTTTGACATCTGAAATAACATTCGAATGTGTATGCTTAACGAAATTGGTAAAATCGGATTCTGTAACTAGTCTATGTTGCGATGAGAACACTTTAGGTGCTCTTTCCCTAATATCGCTAACAGTTTCACCTAATGAATATTCAGTAGATGCATTAGCGTTTGTAAATGTCAATTGTACTAATTGTGTCGGAGACATATAGTTGGTGTTCGACACCTTTATCTGGCTAAAAATATCTTCAAATTGTATAGTACTGTATCGATTTAGATTCGAACCGTTGATAGCGTTAGGACCGACTTCACCGCGCTTACCCTCACTGACGAGGTAATATACAGCTACTTGATCACCGGCTTGTAACTTCTTACCGTTAACATTATTACCAAATTTTATTTCATATCTCTTGTTCTCATTTAATCTAACTTCGTATGCAGGTGAATCACCATCTTCTAAGAATAGAGATGTAACCCTGTTCCATTCTTTCCAGTCTCCAGTTTTACCGTCCTTGATATACGCATGTATATTAAAATGGTCAATAATAGTATCGTCTCCCGGAAGCAATGTAATAAATTCAAATTCTTCTCCATTGGCAACATATACTGGGTATTCTTGAAACTGTCCCTGATATAAGAGGTGCTGGTTAGATATGACGTCTAATGATTCTGAAGAAGTTTGTGTCTTAGTAAACGTGATGTCCTTGTTGAGGGAAAACGACATACCGCCAGCGTTAATAAATGTATATCTAGGTATAGTATATGTATCAACAGCTAGCGAGGAATTTGCTACTGCTCCAAACGATAGCGAACTAGTCTGGTAACCTACAGGATTGTAATCTATAGATTTAACAATTCTGTTCATATTTTCATACAACTCTGCATCTGTGAACATGGCTTCAGAAGATGTTTGGTTGAGATAGAACAATAATGTATGATAGCTGTATGCAATAATATCAATAACAGCAGACATATTACTACCTTCATAATTTTGATCAGTCAGTGTAGTCGTGCGATTAAGTCTATCGATTATATGACTCTTTAAGCTGGTTGCATCAAATGTCGCATACGCGTCAGTTGGCAGCTTAAATTCCGTTTTAGTTGTATTATTATTAGCCATGATTACACAAAATTAAATCCTTTTTCGTCCAATATACCACCGACTGTAACTCTCTCATCTGAGAGGTTAGGCATTGTTATAACAAACCCTATATTATAAGTATTGCTAGGTACATCACCGACTATCTTTATACCAGTTACTGAAATACGAGGTTCTTGACGAGATAATCCTACAAGTATTTGCCGAGCAATTAATTCACCTGTCTCACGAGTTATAGGATCAAATAAAAATCTGGCTAAATTCATACCTAAATGCGGATTTAACAACTTCTCACCAGGAGTGGTATTGAAAATGTTTTCTATAGATTGCTTAATAGCACCTAAATCACGAATGTCAGCAATGTCTGTATTATTTTTAGATTGATTAGCTGGGAGGTTTACGTTAGACGATCCAATTTCAATATCTAACTTAATGTCTTTATAGGTATATAGCTCTTCCGGGACAACTGTAGGGTTTACGTTGTCGTCAGTGCTATGAGGAGTTGTAACTCTCAGCCCGTCTAATTTAATAGATGCCATTCACTAATTATTTATCTAAGACCTCGATATCCGCTTGATTAGCATAAATAATTATGATGAAGAGCAAGTTTGATCTAATTGTTGAGGGAGCGTTGACTAGATACCAGGGAACTAACTTTCTTGTTGGTGACCGTATTAAATTTATCGAGAACTTCCTTCAGCACGAATGGGCTAAGAAACAACCAGAAGTTAAACTAGAGAGATTAAAGCAACTCATTGAATCTGGCGATAATCTTAGAATTAGCGCTATAAAGACAGACAGACCAAATACTGCTCAAAACGGTCATTTTGAGATGGTTGACGGGTTTTATGTAGACGTCATTCGCGAGAAGGCTCCAGGATTATTCATGCCTCAAGAAATATATACCGTTCCACAAGAATTAGTAGAACTTCAAGAAGATTATCCGAATTTATCTGGAAAGACTCCAGATAGTCAAATTAAAGACGACCCAACTCAAATTAAGCCGAGTGAAGTTGATGTAGATGATCACGACTTAAGCCCAGTTAAACAAACTGGTATGGGTGATGGAGATAGACAGCTACGAAACAAAGATGAAAATATTTCTAAAGTAGCTCCTGCTAAATCTGATACTGGTAAATATATGAGTTAATTATCAGATAGCTGAATCAAACAGCTATAACAATTAATCTCTTGATCCATCACAAAAGCGCTTCTATACAAAGCTTCGGCAATTATCACCATATGCATCTTCTTCTTCTGATCTGACTTAACGTATGTATCGACATAATCAAATAGTAGTTTTAATAACATCGGGTAATCGCTATTAAACTTCTCCTCATTCTCAATCATATACTTTCTAACTTTAAGAACATGACCTTTAATAGTTAAAAGATATATTTGCTTAACAAACTCTTCGCACTTCTCTGAGTCTACGATGTTAAGTTTCTTATCTCTACAAAATTTTTGAAGCTCATTAACAGTGCGTCTTAAATCAGGATAATTATTTCTTATAAACTTTTTAAGAACCTCGTACTGCTCATCTGATACGGAAATATCTTGATCCTTCAGAATATGAGAAATTCTATCAACACATAAATCTAAAGGAGGGGTTAGATCTAAATGTTGACATCTACTTTGTAGTGCTGGGATGATTCTATGACCATAATTGGCTGTTAATATGAAGCGAGTAATCTCAGCATACTCCTCCATAGTATTTCGAAGAGCTCGTTGCGCATCTTGACTTAAACCGTCACATTCGTCTAATATAATAACCTTAATGTTACCGTCAATACTCTTAACTTGAGCAAACTGTACTACCTTGGATCTAATAGTATCAATACCGTTTTCATCTGAAGCATTGATATACAAATATTGACAGTCAAGAATACTCTTCACTAACATCTTCGCGAGTGTAGTTTTACCTACACCTGGAGGACCGACTAGCTGTATATTCGGTATCTCTCTATCTGAAGAAAACTTATCTACAATCGCTCTATTATCTTCAGATAGAACAATTTCTGATAATTCCTTAGGACGGTATTTCTCTACCCAGAGATTTTCGAACATTACTTACGTTTTCTAGGCTTGACAGTCTTAGTTACAGTTACAGTCTTACGTACTGTGGTGCGGCCACGTTGTTTTACGGAAACTCGTTGTCTTGTATTTCTTGCCATAATATATCCTTTATTGTTCTTATATTATACGTTTTAATAAGAGGAACGTCAAGCTTATTTACCGCTACTTCCAAAACCAGAAGCTCCGCGAGCTGATTCAGTAACTTCATCAGCCCATTCACATTGTGGATGAATAAGGGGGTATACTACAAACTGTGCGATTCTGTCACCTTTTTTAACTTGATGATTAGCTAGTGTCATATTTCTATGATCTGTATTAAAATTGTATAATTTAACTCCTAAATCTCCACGATAGCCATTATCAATTACACCTAGATGAGGTTGTATACTATGTTTGAATCCTAGCCCAGATCTCGGTTCAATTCGAAACCAAAACCCTGGCTCAATATAAGCGAGTGTCAGACCGACTGGTACAACAGCACTGCTATCAGCCTTGATAAGTACATCTTCAACGGCTACTAGGTCGTAACCTGAATCACCGGTTCCTATCTCGCTGTTGTTAGCTCTAGGTAGCTGTGCATCTGGATGCGTCTTAACAAACTTAACTATCGGATTTAATAGTAAATGTTGTCTATGAATTGTGTCACTCATTTAATAGCGTATCTCCTCCGTATGTTGGATCTTGTTGATTACTTTCTACTTGTGCAGCGTTGTTAGTCTCTAACCATTGAATTAACTCTCTCAAATTCTCTGAATTGACTGAAAACGTTCCGTGTCCTTCTACAATTACTGTCGCCATGTTGGTATTATATGTTGTTAAGAGGGCATTTTCAACTAAGTATTTCAGGATGAGTGACAATAAAGCGGAAGACCAATTAAATTCTCTAGTAAAGCAGTTACAAGAAAGCACAAAAGTCAATAAAGAAGTTTCCCGAAGAGCAGCAGAAGAAGGGCTTGCTCCGGAAGATGTTGAAGAATTTGTTGTAAAAAACTCAGGTGAGCTAATTAATCAAAGCTTAGATACTTTACGAGAAGTTAAGGACTATGTTATGGCTTCTGGTGACCCAGATAGTATCGGAGCTCTAGCTGATTTAATCAAAGCTTCTAGTTCTGCTTTGGAAAGTTTGAATAAAATTGTAGTCCAAAATAAGCGTTCAGCTACATCTATTTTAACTAAGAAGATGGATATTGATACTAAGCTGGCTATTGAGAATGAAAAACCAGATAAGAACTCCTATATAGGAACCAGAGATGAAGTGTTTAAGCAACTTGTGAAAGACGCTAAGGTTATTGAAGTTACCGAGGACGATCTGGACACGTCTTTATCTGGAAGACCCTAAAGCTGTTTCAATATCAGCTACAGTGCTATCAACTTCCTTAAATTTATTTCTAAGAATATCTACTTCATACGAAGTATTCTCGACGACGTAATCAAACACTGTATAATCTATTTTTTGCTTATTATCAATTTTGTTTCTCCACGGGAGCAATACAGAGTATATATTACCTAACGTTTCTGCTATAATATCATTAAACTGCGCAGTATATGTTTTCATTCGCTTCCATTGTGCAGTATCACCGGTACCACCGTTAAAATCTTCTCCGTGAGCCGTATTAATACCAGCAACAGCTCTAATTAACGAAGAATGGACTATATTTTTTCGATATACCTTTTCAATTTTTGAAGTCATATCGTGAAGCTGTTCTTCCGTTGCATCATCAATCTTATCTTGAAGTACAGGTGTTAAATAGCTAGGTCTTAATTTCTCATCTGTAGACCAACCAGTAAAGTCAACATCAAATAATGGTAACATCCACGGATCAACAGTCTCATCAATATCTCTAACTAAGGAGCCAATAGAGTCACTAAAATCAGTAAAATAATCTACAGTACTATCAGTAACCAAATTTTGATATTTCCGGTGAACTTCTGGATGAGCGCGTTGGAACTTTTCGATCCAATATATTAAAAATTGATTATCTAGATCTGCCATTCCTATATTAGGAACATTACCAGCTGAAATATGTTTTCTAACTGCATCATTAGTAGGCTTATCTACTTTTATTAGCCTATTAGACATAGTTACTAAGTCTATAGCTTTAAATTGACCTTCTTCAGTTTGTATTGATCCGTCATCATTACGCACCCATACCTCAGTTTCATTTAATAATGTATTCTCGTATGAGACATACGGTAAGCTCAACGCGCCTGGGTTTGTTATAGAATAAGCTAATAGCTTATTTACTAAGCTATCTATAGGTTCATCCTCCTTATTGTAAGTTAAATTGTCAGCAGAATTTGCTTCATACGGATCCATATATCCACCAGCATCTTCACCCCAGTTGAAATTAATACCATCATTCAGCTTCTCAAAAAACTTGCTTTGAGTCTCAAGCGTGTCCCATGTATGCTTTGTATAATTATGAAAATATACTAAAGCAATTTCACCTAGATATTTGTCTAATGTGTTAGTGTAGCTGCTAGCAGCAATATGAAAATCAATAGAGTTAGCAACATCTGTATCAACAATGTGAGCTATTCCTGTCTTTACTGGAAACTGACTACCCATTATGCTAACTGTGTCTCCTCTCCGCTCATGTCTATTCTCAACCCACCTGGTGTACCTGGAGCGTCTAATAACAACGGTTCATACGTAAACGGTCTCACACATGATATATGATTAGCATATGCATTTTGTTCAAGCATGAAGACATGGCTGACTTTAATACCTAACCAATCTCCCATCAATAATTTCTCGAAAGGTGTATCATTATTAGACGTCTTATCAGCTAACGTGTAAAATCTTCCTGCTTGTCTGTGAGTAGAGCCATGTACAGTAAAGCTAATTCCTGGACTAAACGCTAAAGCCTTATTCATAACTCTACCAATTGTCTTTTTATACCAAGATCTAACACCAGTATCAATATTCTTAAAAACTCTATTTTCTAACTTATCTGCGTTGACAGGAAAAACGGCGTTAACAGTATGAGATACTAATTTATCATTTACTAGTTGCTCATACTTGTCTCTGATAGATTGTATGTGAGTCTCTTTGCTTCTTATAATAAACTCTTTATTTCTACGGTCATACGTATGACCTAGGGTAGTAACTAACTCACTCATACTATCTGCATTTGATGTATTTAATAATTCAAAATTAGTTAATGAATCAAACATCTCTAATGTACCAGTGTCAATTTGTTTTGGTGATTTACCTTTTGGAATCTTACTGTTATTGACACCTTTAGTGTCTGTAGTTGTTCCACTATGGAGTGCAAATACATCTGCGTTTGCAGGTCCCAATCCTTCTCCTCGATCACCAACTGTGCCTTGAAAATAATCTGATACCGATCTTAATGAAAATAAACTAATATTAGGTGACCTTTCTGCTCGCAGGAAACAATTATCATCATCGCTAGACATATGATCGTCTAGAACATACTCAATGTCATCGAACAGTGTTGTATCACCTGTAGACGTATAAAATATTTTGTTTGAACCTAATGACCAATCATCAGCCCACATTAACTCAGCTCCTTTACCTTCTAAACCAGTTGTTAATAGGCTTTGAATCGCATCACCAGTATACATTGATCTATGTTCATCTGATAATTGACCAATATTAGGCATTATACCAGCCGCACCAGCAGTAGACCATCTTGTATTAATCTCTCTTAAATATTGTTCTCGAATATCTCTTAAATGATATATCTTTGTTTTGTTATTAGTATCACCATTAATAACCTCTTCTTCATCATATATAAAGAATGCAAAATTTAATCCCCATAACTCAATCGGAAACTTTCTTTCATCCCCAGCTTTATGTACAGGTTTAATATCTACTAAGACTGTATCTCTACTATCAATATTAAACGTTGGAGTTAAGGGAGAGTTGTCTAATGCATTATGACTACTATTAATAGTCAACTTACCTGTATGGAATATAGAGTATATATTATCCTCAATTAATATTTCTTGAACAATACCTCGAGGCAGTCTCTGAGCTGGGCTGTTACCATTAATCAAAATTACGCTAATGTCGTAATTTTGATTATTCAGGCTAACAGTTAAAGTGCTTTCAAAACTCATTGATTCTTAACTTGTCTATCTATCTCATCCAATACAGATCTAACAACAGTTGGAGATATAATTCTCAATATAGTACCAGGTTCAGGATTATGTACCGGGTTAGTTATACCACTTGATATACATATTAACCACCACAAATTAATCGTACCATATTCTAAATAACTTATCTGCGGCCAAGTCATGTTTCCACGTACATTGACATATGTAACGGCTCCTTCTGGTAAATCTCTAGGTATCTTGATCTTCTTCAGAATATTAAATGCATAATGATCACCTTCTTTATACATCTTAAAGATCTTCTCATACAAGAACTCATGAAGCTGTGGTAAAGCAGTAATATCGTTTTGCACCTTATCTAGTTCTGTTTTCATTTTGACTTTCTTTGTATGTGATTAGTGTTTTGGTTCCAAGCCGTGGCAGTTGATTTTGTTTGCGGACCTACTGCGGCATCATTAATGAACACTTCGTAGATATCTGCTCCTTGAGTAATAGCATGGAACATAAGATTTTTAGTTTCCGGTAGCAATGATTTTAAGGTGATATTTACTTCCCATGCTTCAGGTATTTGAGTTTTTATGCCACGGATTTTAGGATCAGGAGAACCTTGACTTGATCCTGCTTCCGTAACGTTTACACTTTTACCTTCATGTGATGTACTACCAGTACCATGGCGACGAACATAATCCGTTCCAGTTGATGGTTTCTTCTTCTCATACGGAGGATCTGTAAACGTCTTGGGATGAAAATTTGATCTATCGTCTACTTGTACAGGTACAACCATCTCGCGCTGAGTGCCATGGCTCTTAATTTGTAATCCTGAAATATATGCGTAAGGGAAATAATGTAACCCATCAACCTCTACTTCATATATTACAGGAGGTTCTAAGAGTATCTTAGACGTCTTATTAGCTAAATTTTGATAAACTAACATGAACACTAATTGCCAGTTTTTTACCACATCCTCCCAAGAATTTGTATTATATAAATAAAATGTAAATTTAACGTCAGGTGTTGCTGTTTGATCGTAATGATAAGACTTTGGTAAATCTATATACGCACCTTTAGCTACAGTTTCAAACTGAGATGTAATCATTTGAGCTAACCCTACTGGTGCATCTTTTAATATTGTACTAAATATACCACCTCCACGAACATCTCCCCATGCTTGACCTACTGATTTATATTCATCAACAAAATAAGGCATTATATATTGAAACCCTGTAGGTTGTACACCATATAACCCCCAATAAGGTGTTAACCACGGTACATCATTTTTTATATTATCTGGAGGGTTTACTGTAATTTCAAAGTTTCCTGCATCTGGACCAAGTACAGTTTTTTTAACTTTTGTTTCTATTTCCTTAATTTTCTCTACAGCCTTTTCAACTTTTGCCTTATGTTCTTTTAACTTTTCATTAGCCGGGGAAGATCCAGAACCAGCTTGGCCGAATATACCTTCACCTATCGTTAATCCCTTATCCACTGCGTCTGTACCCATCGTAAGAAGATATCTTAACTGTTGCATTACAGAGTTAAACTCTATCTTATACTCCGACAGTTTGACGCGAGGTACTTCGTTACGACCTATAGAAGGTGTATGTGTCCATTGATGATCTGTAATAACATTAATTATCTGAGGGTCAAAATTACCCCGACTCGATGCCCGTGATTTTTGAGGTATGAGCTCAGGAGCCGCAGCGTTGTTCATATTAGGAAGGCTTACCTTGTTAAAGCCTAGGTCCTCCTTATCCATTGTCTTTATCTTAAATAGATGTCTCTCGTTCATATGTTAAGCTTCCTCGCGCTAGTATTCGGACCAGTACCAGCTGGCATCTGTATCTGTTGGCCGCCCGGGGCTACCATTGCTACTGTACTCGGCTGTATACTCTCTATTGCTGTTATTAATTTCTCGTTACTTGTTTCAATAACCTCCATTAAAGTCTTACCAGTATTACCTACTAATGCACCTACAATACCATCTGTTACTTTCTTGAAATCAGCATCTAATTTAATTGATGCTTGAGGTTGAGGTTTAGCATCCGGGTCTGCAGGTTTTTCAGGTTTAGCTTCTGGTGCAGGTTTTTCATCTCCAGGTGTTAGGAACGATTTTACTTTCTGCTCTGCTTGTTGTTGGAACATTTTAAGTACATCACCTTTTGCACCATGCCTCCAAGCAGCGCCTTTGAGTATTAGATTACTTTGAAGTTTCATAGCTTCAGCCGCTGTGTTTTGGCTTTTTATTATTTCATCTAAGTTAACCCCGGCTCCGGTAAGTTTGGCGACAGCACCCTTATCCTTTTTAATTTGTTCAAGACCGGTATCTATAACTCTATCAAACCCGGGGATAAATTGACCTATCTTTAATATACCCTGGAGCCAGTTTCCATCTGCGATATCGGTAAACCCGCTTATAACAGTCTTGACAGGCTCTAGCACGTTTTGTATTAGTGGTGACTCTACGAATCCTTTCCAAACATCACCAGGTGAAGGGATTTTATCTATACCAAATTCTTTTCCTAAATTCTGAATAGCTTCTACGGGCCCTTTTTCCAAGAGTCTACCGATACTAGGGAATAATGCTCCTTCACCTTGACCAAATAACATCTCTACTGGTCGACGTTGGAAATTTTCAATCCAGTTCCCTAAATTTGTACTATAAAACCACTCTCCAAGATCGAAGCTTAATATATCTTCTTTGAGTGCAGTTTTGAAATCTTTATCAAGCATTGCCATTATACTGTTTACTGTCTCTTCGCTCGCCACTAATCCTAAAGCAGTCTGCAATGGCTTCTCTTGCATTCCAGTTAGAAATGCTTGTACACTTGTATATAAATTACTACTTGTAATCTTATCCCAGAAACCACCTTCTCCTTTAACATTGAGCAATCCACCAGCATCAAAAATGCCTTTATCACTGCTAAGGAAGTTTATTATTCCTTGAGGTAGGATAAATTTCAATTCATTCCAGTCTCCAGATTTTCCAAACTCATTAATGTGATCGAAGATAGTTTTATCGCCTTCTCCAGCAAATAGAGATTTAAATCTCTTCTGTAAGCCAACTACTAATTTGTTCAGGAACCCTCCAAGGTCAATTTCTTTAAATCCGAACAAGTTTACATTTTCTACAACATCAACACCACCACCGGCGTCTATAAATTTCTTAATTGAATCTAAAATAGGCTTTAAAGGCTTAATTGCATCACCCATAGCAGTTAGATCAAATTTGCCTGCTGCTTCTAAGAACTGGCCAATATTTTTAAAGAATGTTTTCTCTTTTAAGCTTGTTATAAATCTATTAATAACACCTAGCAGTCCACCTTCAAGATTAACCTGATCTAACCCAAGTGCTGCTATTGTAGTACCGGGTAAAACCTTCTTCCAATCAATCTTAACAATTGCATCGCCTAAAATGGGTACAATTTGTTCTATAGCAGATGCTAAAAATGAACCGAATTTATCTTTAATCGCTTTCCATAAGTCATTAAATCCCTTACCAGCGTCAACTCTTTTTATCCATTCACCGCCAAGCGCACCTGCGGGCATCCTCTCGGTTGTCTTTCCACCTACCCATTTCAAGAACGTACTAAATCCTGGAATAGCTACAGCCATTCGTGCTATGCCACCTTTAATATTACCTTTAGTGACTTCCAATATACCTGTAAGAAGGTGCTTTAAGTGGAAGAATGGGAACTTACTCAACAACCCGTCTTTCTCGTTTAAGAGCTTTTTACCAAAATCTACAAAACTAATTTGACCTTCTAATAGCGCTTTCCAATCAGCTCCTAATATAGAGCCTATAACTGCACCTGCTGCACCTCCAAAGAATATCATCTTAAACACTTTGCTTAAAAATCCTTCCTTCTGCTGTACCTTTACGTTGGGCATTTGCATTTGAGGCATAACCTTAGCAAGATAATCAGCAAAATGAGTTAATGGTCTAACGGAATTTCCTACTGAGTATCCTTGAATTACAACTTGTTGTACGTTTTTAAACTGACTACGGCTGTTATTTGCTATAGCATTAGGAAGAGCAGCCAATGTCTTATTAACACTATCTAGAGAAGATTTTTGCTGCCTTGCAACATTAACTAGAGTATTAGTAGACGTAGATAGCCCGTTAAGGGTACCTAGCATTCTATTAAACATTGCAGCGGATTGGTCGGCCATAAATACTGTAAGTATTTATCGGAAACGCTTATAACCCGATGAAGAGATTTGCATCTACTGCAAGAATAGCATTTTTACCGGAAGCGTCTTTATAAGTTAAAGGTCCGTCTCTAAACTTCTTAAGCTTATTGATATAATTAGAAACTCCAGATATTACCCCAGATGGAAGTTTTTGTAAAATTGCAATATTGTCGTCTAATAAGGAGACATCAGTGAAATTTAACGTTGTGCTTTTGTCTCCCTTGTTGATCACAATGGACTTAATATATTTGCATATCTCAACAAAGAACACCTCAGATACGACCTTCTCAATATCTTGAACTACCTTTTCGGCATCTTTTGTCTCGAAGTTGTCTTTATAGACATTTTGAAAATACGTATTCAGAGCATAATCAGTTTCTATGGACGGGATACCGAGATTAACGTCAATGTTACCTGACTTGTATTCATACGTTTTGCTATAGGTCATAAGACCGTCATCGATGCGGGTCTTTTTGAGTTTATCTACTATCTTACCTAGCTCAACTACCACGGTTTTATCGTCATCTATGATGTCAATAGTGTCGTTGGAATATGCACGGAGCTGCAGCATAATAGCATCTCTATCTAGAGTAGTTAGAGTATAGCCGAGCTTAGCATCATCCTCAGTACAATTGTTAGCTATGATTTGATTGAAATTGTTGACAACTTGTAATCCGGCAGAAACTCCATATACATCTTTTTGTGCACCGATCTGAAGCTCCATAATGCCCTTCATCTGCGATACATCTAGTGGTCTAAATTTAATTGTCTTGCCAAGAGTAGGGCACCATGCTTCAACTGGATTGTCTGTATAAAACTCTTCAATATCCTGCAGGACATCCATGTAGTTGGTTTGTGCAGTATTACTCATCAATGTTATTTACAGAAAGAACTCGTTTTTCAACCTTTCAGGCTGTTGTTAGGGTTTACAGATTGTCCGGATTGTTGTTTCTGTTCTTCTTCTTTCTGCTTTTTAATTTCCTCGTTAATAATATTATAATATAACATTAGTTCAGCAGGGGCACAGTTGTTTATACTTTCATGCGTGAAGTTAAAGTGTTTAATTAGCGTGTATTCGGTTTCATAAAACTGCTTGAGATCTGTATTGAAGAATAACCTGATTATCTCTGCAATTGATCTATTGATAAAAGATAAGTGCATTTCTTGATCTGATCCTAGCTTAATTACAGGTGTCGTTTTTAGTATTTGTTCCTGTTCATATAAAAACTCTAATACACTAGATAATACAAACGAAGGCAACTTATCAATTACCTCTCTCCTCTGATCTAGAGTTAATTCTCTTGCGTCAATAGCATTACCGTTAAACTCAATAACATCAATACTACTAGTAATCATATCTAACTGATTTTCCGCAGCTAACACTTTAGGTATTGTTCCTTCAACCTTAATACCATTTTTATCAATATTAAAAGTGTGTGCTACTTTATGCTGTTTAATCTTATCAATGACATCATTAACACTAATTTCAAATTGCTCTTGCCTGCCTTTGTCGACGATAGTTGTAAATTTAGCAACTGGTGAGACATTGTATGCTCTAATACCTAATAATATTCCTAATTTGTCAATACACGAAAGGTTGTCAGTATCAATATCATTAACTGATAGATCCTTAATAAGAGTACTAACGAACATTTCTAGAATATTTGTATCACCGTTAAGAAGTACTTTAACAAAATTTTTATTTTGCCTGTGAGTGAATTGTTTGAAGTATAGAACGCTATCAGTAGATATTTGTTCTACAGGGTATATAAAGTCACTCATGTATAATGACTTATTACAAGCCTAACATATTACGACCAGAATTCATAATACCATTAGCTATTCGACCAGGCATACCTAATAATCCACCACCGCTTCGTTTAGATTTAGCAGGAAGGGATACCGCATTACCGCCAAACGCTGCATCGTCCCATGCTGCCATTTCTAGTGCATGATTAATGCCTCCCTCAGGTAAAATAGCTTGATATCTCGTAAATACAAATTCAACGTCTCTTCTATCTGGGCCACCTTCCGGTGTATACGAGTACCTCTCGTTAGCAACGTTAATAGGGAAACAATCCTTAAAGTGGAACATTTTTCTTAATACAAATCCACGCACGTTAGCCATCTGACCGGGATCACCTCCACCAGCAGCATGATGAGAAGCTGGATCTACACCCATGCGACCGAAATTTAACAGGAACATATCTGTCTTAATATCCAAATCAGCGACTGGTCTAGCTACTAACCCATAATGTGATGTTTGAATAACCCACGGACGTATCAAAAAATCAACAAACGATACATTTGTTTCTAAAAATTCTACGTTTAAAGATCCGAACGGGTTACGCTGTTTCACAACAGGGGCCTTAATAAAGCCTCTATTAGGAATACCAACAGTTTCAGTACCTAAATTCTCTGGCGGGATACCAACTGTTTGTGCAAATGCACATCCAATATGAGATCTATACATTGGAGGTGTATGTACAGTTTCACGTCCCATATCAACACCCCATGATGCATTAATCTCTTCACCCCATCCCTGCATACCATAACTAGTGGTACCAGGAGCTGGAGCGTCATTGCTTTCTTCATTTACAGAAGTTAGATTATCTTTAATAGCTGGTGGAACGTTAAATACTAGACACCATAGCTGATTTAATGGCAATGAAGATTCCCACTTACTTAAAACATTAAAAAAGTGGCTTCTAACAGCTACCGGGTTACCTGTTGCATCAAACACATTATTAATGATTTGCTCGCTGTTACCTATTAATTTTTCTAGATTAGTTTTTAAATCTAACCCGTAAGCATTTTTTGTGATAGGTTTATTAGTGGCGGTGTAATCTGTAGCAGGCTTCGCTGCAGCGGGTGGAGCAACCGGAGCAGTAGGGTTCGGTGTTCCCTCTAATCCTTCACTGCCTACCCTGTTCCCTGCAGCATTTAATTTTGCAAGATTCTCACGAGATACGGGTCGAGCTTGAACACCGGGGTCAGTAAGAGCTTTTCCGCTCTGTGGATCTATATACCCCATCTGAGACGCGTTATTATCAGGAAGGTCACTAACATCCTGTTGCGGGGTTCCCATTCTCTGAACACGCCTTTGGTTATTGACCCGTGCACGAGCTATTTGAGCCTGTTGATAGTTCGGAGGTGGTTGTGGTGCCGCCATATAAAATATTTATCCCGCAACGGTCAGTTACGGGATAACTAATGTGATGTTAATCGGAATTAAACTGGTAGAATATTACGTCTCCAGTATTGATATGCTAATGTTGCTTGGAATTCAACAACTTCACCGTTACCGGTAGTGTTATAAACCAGCTCACCAACAGTAATCGGCCAAACACCGACTAATTGGTAAACTCTAACAACATCTAAGTTAGCATTTAATTGTGCAAGAGAAACTGTAGAATTAGCATACAACCTATAAGCACCAGTACTTGTCTCATCATCAAAGATTGAACGAGACCAATTTTCAAAGACGGTTCTAATTGCATTGTCACCATCAGCTCTAAATGTAATCTGATAACCAGTGGCATCAGGGTACTCAACGGAGCCAGGAAGGTTAAACTGCAAGCCCATGAAAGGGGTGGGTACATTCTGAATGCCACGGGCAGGAAGGTTGGCGGCAGTAGCGTAGACTAAGTCGTCTTGTGTTAATACCGGTGCACCTCTATCAGAGACGTCAAGCACTCTGAACTGGAAATCGCGTGCGAAATCGCGTTCTTGTGCAACTCGATAGAAATCTTGAATTCCTTGTTGTATGTTTGGCATATCTTGTAATTATTTAGTCGTTAAGCTATTAATTCGTTAAAGTCCTGACCAGTTCTTGTTGCGTAGAAGTTAACCAGGATAAACTCAGCAGCACGTACCGGTTTAATGTAGATGTCAACTACTAACTCGTTCTGATCAATAACGTCAGGTGTGTTGTTTCTTTCATCACAAATGATGAGGTAGTCATACATACCTTGTGTGTTTTTAACTCTATCAAAGATAGGTGTTAAATTATTCAGTACCTGTGTTCTTGTTAGTACTGTGTTTGGCTCGAATACGTAGAACTTCATCGTTTGTCTTACGAGCTTCTCGAGGTACAAGAACAACCTTCTTACATTAACTCTATCGAATGCGCTCGGCTTCTTGAACATGGTCTTCTGACCCCAAATTACGAAACCTTCATTCGGGAATTGATGTACTGGGTTAATACTGATTCTATATAACTGATCTCTGTGCTTCTGCGCAGGAATTACTGCGAGATCATTTACACCACCAAATCTACCACGGGTAAATCCAGCAGGAGCCCACCATGGGTCATATGTGTTATCAGTATTAGCAAATGTTGCTGCTGCTACACCGGAGAACGGTGCCCAGATTTGAGTATCAGATGTTCCATCATATACTCTAGCCCAGTTACCATATACAGTTGCGAAACTAGTATTAATCGAACCATATACGTGCCTCAACGGCCAATATACAGCTTGTGTAAATACTCTGGTCTTATCATTAAGAACCTTATCGTTTCTACCTTGTACAAAGATCCATCTCGGTGTATCAGCAATAAAGATGTGATCTTTTCTCTTGAATTCAGCAAAATTCTGGAATTCATTAAATACTGCTCTGTAATTCTGCTGCAGGTTATAACCTTCACCATGTAAGCTAGCATCAGAATTTACACCCTCGCTTAACTTATATAAACCAGTAGAATTACTGTAATCACCCATATCAAATCTCAGGGTATCATCAAATGTCTCTAATCCAGTACCGGATAATTGCTGATACTCAGAACCAGCATAAACCGTACCTAAACCAGCTTCAACAGAAACATCAATCTGCTGTGCATCAACATTTAACAGGTTATCCATTACACGTCTAACCTTGGTCGGTACAGAACCAACAATCTTATTAACAGGATTAGCAGGCTGATATAAACCTAATGGTAGCAACGCATCCGTCATAGCTAAGCCAGTAGAGGCGTGATGTAAGCTTGTTAATACGTTTCTAGGTACACCAAAGTTACCAGAAAGTGATACGCTTGCAGAATCCGTAAGAGCTCTTTGAGATAAGAACCTTACCATCTTATTAGGTTCATTATTGGCACTATTTGCCCATGTACCAGTATTAAGACTGATATTGGGGTTAATAATTACTTCAAGGTTAGGTGAACCGTCTTCAATATCACCTAAGAAGAACGTCTTAGGTGTACCACCGTTTTGATTCTGTAGCTTGCGATACCCGTCAAGAGATCCCATATAAGACTCAGCTAATACATTATCTAATTTTAACGTATCAGTTGAGAACACTGATGTTCTCATCTTGAACAACCCTAAGATTGCGGTATCCTTAAATTCGTCACTAGAAACGTCAAATGTTGGTAGATTCTCAAGTTTCTCAGAAACATTACCATTACTATCTGTTGCAGTACCAGAGAGTGAGAAGTTTCTTCTCTCTGCAGGAACAACTAATGGGTTACCTACTAAGTTTTGACCGTTGCTGCTAGCATTAACACTATAGAAGTTGTTAACACTGTCAAAATCAGTCGCAGGATTCATCTGCGAGTTGTCAGTTAATGTGATGTAATAACCTTCATACTTATCATTAATAGTAGTTTTAGCTTTATTAGTGATAATCATGCCAGCTTTACCCCAAGTATTGTGATCATTGGAGAAGCTCTCACTCGGTTTTACATGGTTAGTCCAACTAAACTGTCTTCTGTTTACTAAATCGTATTGCTCTTTACTCAGCTCAACTAAGGTTGGTCGACCAAATACATATCCAGTACCACCTGTATCACCCACACCCGATAACGATGCACCAGCTGAATGTACGGTTGTAGGTAGTGCCTGCTCACCATTATAAGGGTAGCAAGGGAAGAATAACGCGGAATAGCTATCACCAAAGCCCAATCCAGCTGCTGACCCGTATGGCAAGCGGGTCGTTAGCACATTTGCGTCGCTGTTAAATATACTCTTTACTGTGTGATAGAAATATCTTTCTGCTGCATTGGTAGGTTTCCCGTATACTGTCTCAAATTCAGAGAAGCTGGCGACCTCCAGTAACTCGTCTGTTGGCCCTTGAGCTGCGAAGCCGGGTACCATGATATGAGTGCCGATAGGAAGCACAGGACGCAGAGATAAATCAATCTCATTAATTTCTACACCTGGTGATTGTATTGTACGTGCCATATAAAATATTTATTCGTTTCGGAATTATTTTATTCTGGTTGAACCTAAAATTGTCGACTAAAGTAAGTTAACATGTAGCTGAGAGAACGAGAATGTTAGGGTACTTTCAGCTTCTTGAGGATCTCTGTAATTGTACATTATTTCACCTAATCCGATGGGAAACGCTTTTGTGTAAGTAAACTCGACCACGTTTTTATTGTACTCATTCATACCAAACACGGTAAAGTTGGTTTGATAGTCATCTAGCAGCATTCTAGGCTCCCTTTCACCTTGGGCATCATATATAGAGAGCTTGTCGTCGTTTAGTACATCTAGCCATCTCCATATATGCCAGTAGTTGTTAAATTGATTGTCGATGGTAAAGTTTACTGTAACGTCATCGTACTTAGATCTAGAGTGAGTGGATACGTTTAAGTGTTGACCTGCATACGGTAGATCGTTAGGTAATATAGTTACAGCTGGTACTACAACACCATATACGGAAAATTGTAGTGTATCAGGCATCGTTCTAGCATCGCTATGGTTATGTGTTGCTCGTTCTACTTTTGATACCGTATTCTTCAAAGCAGCAGGGACAGATAAAGATAGTAAAAATTTATCTAACCGGGCTTTGTTTAGTACTGACTGTTTTGCTTTATCTGCCATTATTAAAAGTCTCCATAGTAATGCATGTTGTCACCTTTTTGGTTATCCCAAATATCATTAAACTGATCTTCGTGTCTAGGTGAGGGGAATTCCCACCCTAACGTTTTAAGCTCATCAATATCACTACTCTGCTCGGTACTAGTGAAAACTATTGGTAAAGCATTTCCGTGACTACCTATCACCTTTTCATTTGAATACATAGATACCGGATTTACAAAATGACGAGTACCGTAGTCTATAGATTTTATCATTTTAGGTTTATGGTTGTCATCGAACTCAACAATTTCATAATATCTATCAACAACAGTTTCTTCCAACCCAATTAAAGACCATATCAACGACATAACTCTATCATCTAGATAATTACCCTCTTTCTTTGCTGCCCAGGTACCATTAGGGTACCGTACAAATGATCTCATTTCATTAACAGTGCTAATATCATTGAATTTAACAACCTGTAAATGGTTTACCCAATATCTCATATTAACCACACCTTTATATTTGGTATTAGTATGGGCAATAACACCTAACCTATTATCATACGACTTTGAGTGTGAGCCTTTTGGTGAAAAGGTAATTAAGTTAGAATACCCGTGCTGATTGAAAAGGTTATCAACTACTTGAGCTCCACAGTTGTTTCTCTCTACTGCAATAGGAGGACTTCCCCAGTGTTGAGCTATCTCAAAAACCTTTGTGGTGAAATTATAGGGGGAAATAGTATTGTTATGGTATACGGCGACTTGAACAATATTCGTCAAATCTGTTATATCTAGAACTTGTACAACACTAGCATTTTCACCGACACCCTCTGCAATATCAACACCTATACCATATAAGTGGTCTTCTTTTGGTTCTTCCCACAATAGATACTTACCTTCATCAAACACAAATTCTGGCTCAGAACAACCTAGCTTTAACCGTTCGAATAATTCTTCATCAATTACTGATTCACCTGTTTGTAAGAATACATTTCCAAATTCTTGACTAAAAGCCTCAACACTCCCAAGGGACTTCATAGTCTCCTCTTTCCACTCTTCGTCACGACCAGGGATCTCCCACCAATCTACTCTCTCTGCCTTCCAGTTACTTTCACCCTTCTCTGCGTTGGTGTAAATTTCATGAAACAGGTTCTCGGTACCGTTAGGTGTGCTCGCAATAAAAATTTTAGATTTTTTAGAAGATGAAATGATAGGATAGACTGATCTCCAGAAATCCTGAACTAAGTGATCATCAATAAATGCTAACTCATCAAGAACCAATACATTACAGGAATCACCACGACCAGCATCCGATGACGTGGTTGAAATACCAATACTAGATCCATTATCTAATGCCATAGCGGTCTTACCGTACTCTACAACACCAGGTTTTAAGTGATTAGGTAACATCTCATATGCTAATCGCACTCTCTTAAAGATGTTAATAGCAGTCTGCTCTTTGTTAGCTACGATAAGTATTCGCTGATCTTCTTGAAAGCATGCTATCCATAAGCAATATATTGTCATTAAGGTAGTTTTACCAATCTGACGGCTAGCTAATAAACTAACAAATCTATTATCTCTTAAACTACGTAATACTCTCTTTTGACATTTATATAAGCCAATCCTCTCTCGGCCACGGTCTAGGTTAACAATATAAAAGAAGTTTTCTGCAAAATATAGTATATTACGCTTACTTTTCTTAAGCTCATTGATCATCTCCGGAGTCCACTCAAACTCAGCATCCGGTCTAGGAAGGTTCTTATTTCCTAGATAATATTTTTGATCATCTTTTTTGTTCATAAAAGGTTCCTACAATATATAAATATTTACATGCCAGTACGACATATTGATGAAATTGGTGAACTATATTCCAAGAATGTTTCACCCGTAACAGATAAAGAGCTGAAACTTGAAGAACAAGAAGCTGCCAATCGCAAGAGTCTTCTTACAGAAGGTGAGGCTGTGAAGGCTAAACCCGCTAAAGATATAGCTTTTGAAGGTGAACCTAAAAAGGAAAAAGGGTTCGACGGCGCGACGACTCCTGATGGTGTAGAGAAGGCAGAATTGGATACCCAAAACAGCTCAACTGGCGAGTCTGCTTTTGGTGTTGAAAGTTTCTCTAACCCGGTGAAAAAAGAACAAAAAGAAATAAATAATTCTACAATGAAGGAAAATCAACAACAATCACAGTCAACATTTGATCGCCTATTCGAAGATGTAATGGGTGGCGAAGAAGTAGATTTAGGCATGGAAGCTGAGCCCGGCATGGACGACATGATGGGTGGCGAAGAAGAGGACCTCGGTGGAGGTGATCTTGCTAGCAGGCTCCGTGAAGTAGCAGAACTTTTAGTTGGTATCGCTGACGACATGAGTGGAGAAGGCGGTGAAGAGGAAATCGAAGACATGGAAGATGTCGCCGAGGTTGAGGGAGATGAGTTTGGCGAGAGCTATACTAATTTCGACCACGACCATAACTTCACTGGCGGGCAGGCAGTAGTCGACGGTGCTCACGAAAATACCGGCTTACAAGGTAAGAGTAACAAAGTATCCGGTTCCGGTCACCAAGTATCTGGTCACGGGCACGGCGAAGGTGGTGCAGGTGGACAGGAAGACGGTGGAAAACCTAAGCCCGTCGCGGGTGGTCAAGCAGTAGTTGATGGTTCTCACGAGAACGTTGGCTTGCAGGGCAAGAACAACAAAGTAGGTGGTAAAGTTTCTGGCGGTAATAAAGACTTATTCAGAGCTTAATTCACTACAACATCCTTCATTTAGACCCGGTCAATATATTGACCGGGTTTTTTTATAAATACTTTTAATGAAGGATAAGGATCAAAAACTAATTTGGGAAGCTTATATAACTGAGGATAAATGGCAGATTCTTCACGCCCAAAAAGCGCGCGCGCGCCCGCTAGCGGGCGCCGGTGTCCCAGACGGTAAGGCTGGTCCGCTATCTCCCATACAATCTATGATGATGGACTATGGTATCTCACCTCAAGCACAGCAACAACACCGTCTAGATCCAGATTTTTTGACGCTGCAAACCAAAATGGGAGAATTCACCAATCCAAAAGGTTACAGTGTGCCAGCGAATTGGTGGGAGAAAGAAGCTCCAAGATTTGGGGCACAAAAAGATAAGCTTGGTCAACCGTTACCTGCTCGAAATTGGGGAGATGTAATTCGACAATTTGGTGGCCGGTTTCCTGGATCTGGTCCAATTTAAAATTATGTTATGGCTTAAACAAGTTATCGCAGCAATCTTAGAATTCTTCTCGGCTGAAATGAAGCAAGATAAGAAAGCGTCTAATGCAGATAAAACACCTGACAAGTTGAAAAATGCATGGCGTGATCGTATAATAGAGGCAGAAAGAAAATCTAAAGATGAAAGTACTAAAGACACTTCTACTGATTAGCACCGCGGCCATACTTATGGGATGTGGATCCACTAAGGTTGTCTTCGTTGACACCCAATCTCAAATTGTACGCATTGGCCCGAACGTCACTGGTAAGGTGTATGTTCTCAAAAACGGTGAATGGGTGCTATCTAAGAATAACATGCAATTACCTGAAGGGTGGTACGCTGGAGCTCTTCCTGCAGACGCAGAAGATTGACAGCTCACGGACTAAATACTTACATGAGCTGGATATTAGAACATAGAAATGAACTGATCGGAATCATAACAGGCATCGTCACTGTTGCCTCCGCCATCGCCGCGCTGACGCCAACACCTAAGGACGATACCATCGTAGGTAAGCTCTACAAAGTAGTCGATTTCTTAGCCATTAACGTAGGTAAGGCTAAAGACGGTAGTAAAAAAAACTAAATAAAAAACCCGTTACAGTTCTATAAAGTAACCTCACCTTAGGGTGAGGTTTTCTTTTTTTACATAAATACTATTGATGAGACCTTTAAGTGAAGATGTACTAGGGGGCGAGATGCCTAGCTTTAAGGATTTCTTTAGGTTTACATCTGCAGAAAGCGGGGATACGGACGGTAATAGAGTAAAAGACGTCAATAATACTCGCATTCAAAAAGGTCTTACGGGTATGACCCGTCAAAGACAGAATCTAGTACCTGATAAAGATAAAGTTAATCCAGAACTCGTCCGTAAGGTTGAGATATTAAGAAACTCTATATCTGGTAAGCAAGTACTTAATGGAAAAGATTTAAAAGATATCTTAACAATATACAAGATCAAAAATCTGACACCTGACCATCCTCGTGATCTAGGTACAACAGGTATCACGGTATATTTTGATGATAAATTAAACTCATACTGTATAGGGAAATAATGCCACGACAATATTACGGAGATGAAGTAACAGTACCTGGAACGTTTAGAATCGGTGACAAGTCGTTTAACGATAATGAACGTGACAACTTCGCGTTGTGGTTTAATGAGCAAATTAAAATTTATGGACAAGAGGTTCACTACTATGTAAGTGGATATGCTCTTTCTGCTCACGATGCCTTCTACGGTGAACAACCATCTGCTACTTATAGTGATCCTAGTAGAGTGGTTATGATGATTGAGTTAAATGAGCAATCAGTAATATTAAGCAAATTTGGTATAGAGGGTCAGGACGATGTTACTGCATGGATAGCAGTTAGTGCGTATTATGATACCTTCGGTCAAGGTGCAGAGCCAAAAGCAGGTGATGTGTTTCAATTGACAGAGTTTGGTAACGATAGACCCGGTGACCGTAATGGTAAGTTTTTCGAAATCACAGCTCGTCGTGATCAAGAAGTAAGTACAATTAACCCGCTAATGGGTCATTATGTTTGGTTAATACAAGCTAAGCGTCACGACTGGTCATTCGAACCTGGTCTGTCAGGTGAAAAGGGGCAAGACCAAGTATATGATGACTCTTTCTCAGGTAGGTTATCTGGTCATACTAACACACAGACTGATACCAAGGCATATACAGATAATGTTGATACAGATTCTAAGAGCGTATGGAATTATAGCGCTTATGGGGATGACGATGATGTATATGGAGACTACAATTAAGCCTTATTAGAAGAATAATAAGCTTCGTAGTCCGGAAGTGCTTCTTTTCTAGCTGTAGCAATATATCTGTCAGCTTGCGCTGTATCTTCAAACGTCATATCGAATTTGTCACCGGTTGATTCCTTAAAAGTGTAAACAAGTTTCTCTTGGCGGACAGCGATATTATATACTGTTAATTGTTTACCGGATTTAACAAATTGTGTACCTACTATATAATGCATAACTTTTTAAGATTCTTTTCAAACTTTTCGAACGGTATATCAGAGTAATTTAATACGTTAGGTAACTTAATATCACCACCTCTATTCTGCTGTACGCGATTATCAAATATACCTCTACCCATTAAATCAGCAACACTAGAAATAGAAAATGCAGTACATTTCTGCATAGCGGTAAAGGTCTCATCACATTCAACTACATATTCTCTCTTCCATGTTAAACCTGAATTGTTTGTAACCTCAGTCATTATGATAACTACGTCGTCTCGTGTTGATTCATATTCCGCGCTTGCTTCAAGTATACGTTTTAATTCATCATCAGACATCTTACATTTATTCATGAAGAAATCAATTAATTCGTGATGACCTACCCATCTCAATGTCTTGTAAATGCAATTTTTAACACCTCTATCCTTCATACGACGAGTAGTATGAGCAGCACCACCACTAGTACAAAACGCCTCTAAAGTAATACAATTTTCCCACTCCGGGTCAACTAATTCACAGTGACTCAAACCTGGTACAGTCTGTATCTCACCATCTCGTAATATCTCACAATCATCTCTATATTCGTTTAGTAACCCATCTAACGACCACGTCATGAAATACTTTAACGGGCCAACGGGTCTCTTAAGGGGTATACCGCCAACCATCATCCTAACATCTGTCGCACCACTAACACGCGCATACCCTTGCTCTGCTAAAATATTAACCCATCCTGGAGCCAATCCCAAGTCAGTAAATACTGGAGCTGTTGCTTTTTTTGCATAGCTATTAATATTATCTGAAACATCAACTCTTCCACCTAAATCACAATACCGTAATCCATTATCAACACACCACGTGGCAACCTCTTCTGTCTGGTGGTATGGTAGAGATGAGATAACAATATCAGGATCATAGTCCTTAACATAATCAAAATTTGGAGAAGATAGTGTAAATGATATATCTTTATTAATTAATCTCCGGAGATTATCTATACCTGTGCGATCTACATCAACACCTGCAACATCATACCCTAATTCATTCATGGCATAGCCGATAGCTTGCCCCATTCTACCTACGCCATAAATTAATGCTTTCATTTTTTAAACCTCTTTCTAGGACCTCCTTGACCTCTATACTTTTTATTTCCTCTACTATTATTACTACACCCTTGACGCGTCTTCTTACCGCGAGGCTTCTGATACCCCATTATATCCCGTCTAGACATATACTAGTTACCTTTCTTCTTTCGCTTTTCTTTCTTAGGTTTCTTTTTCTCTCTCTTCGGTTTGTCTCTTCCTTTTCCCATAAATTACTCCCATTCCTTTAAAATTGCTCTAAATTTATTATACATTACCTCTTCAAACTCTAATTGCTCTTTCTCGTTCCACGGTGAATCATGATAACAGCAAGGTCGATGCTTTAAACTCATTATATAAGCAGCCTCTCTCAACAATCTATCCGGTTCTAAAGCTTTGTCCATAAAATTTTCCTGGACACTATGTTCATCGAAACGTCTACCCGGGCAATGCTTATAGATGTATTCCATATATTCACCATATGGTACCCAACCAACAGTATCCCTATATTCTTCGATTTCAGTGAGAGTTCTCATCCCGTTATCTTTCAAATTTTTATCTATTTCTTCTCTTTTATTCATTTTGACATTCCTTGGGGAAAGGCGATATCCTCACCGTGATTAACGGTCCAAGACATAGTATGAGTGACAGCTAGCCATGTTTTAGCTGCAGACGGAAAGCCATTGCCGCTCTTCTTTACACCTCCAAACGACAAATGACTTTCCGCTGCAATGGATCCACCATTCCAGTAACACATACCCGTGTCACAATTATCTCGACAGTAACGAGCTGTACGATAATTATTAGTTAGAATGCCAACTGCCAATCCATATTCTGTATCATTATAAATCCGCACCCCTTCTTCAATAGTATCAAACGGAACTAATGCTACATGAGGACCGAAAACTTCATTTCTTAAGTACGGTGCCTCGTGACCTCTCCACTTTGTCTTATATACCATTGGTGTAATATAATACGCACCATTATCAGATGTATATTCAGGTACTACTAGAATTTGAGCATCATGATCTACAACAACTTCTTCGTTATACTCGGAGATCTTATCAAATCCTTGTTTATTGATAATAGGACCATAATACATGCTCTGATTTGGTGTACCATCGTCATTGAACGGGTTACCTGTCTTTATTTCTTTAGCCTTAGCGGCAAATTTTTCACAAAACTCATCATATACTCCACGCTGAACAATCATTCTACCAGATGAGACACAACGTTGACCTGATAACTTAAATGCACTAGCAATTGCTGCATCAACAGCCATATCAACATCAGCATCATCAAACACAATACAAGCTGACTTACTACCCATTTCGCAACTGGTCGTTTTATGCCAGCTCTCAGCAGCTACCTTTCGAATGTGTTGACCTACATCTGCACTACCAGTGAAGCAAATATGATCTACATCTTCATGGATTAATGCATTACCAACCAATCCGTCACCATGTAACACCTGCAATACACCGGCAGGTAGACCGGCTTCGTGATATAATTGAGCTGCGGCATGAGTAGACCAAGGAGCATCTTCAGAAGGTTTAATGATAACTGTATTACCTTCGACTAATGCTGGAGCTGCACACCAAAACGGTCCGATAGCTAGTGGAAAATTAAAAGGAGATACTATCGCAATGACGCCTTTAGGCTTACGGATCATATACGAATCCTTCTCTGCAAGCTCAGATGAGACAATATCTCCAGTGGGGGTTCTACCGGACCCGAACGCGAACTGAGCCATGTGCAGCGCCTCGTTAACTTCCGCAATTGACTCGTTGTAATTTTTACCTGTTTCAAGAGAGATAATACGCGCTAATTTCTCTCTACGCTGTACAATTAAATCTGCAACCTTATTTAAAATCTCTGCTCTCTCCAATCTACTTTTAGCCTTCCAAGAACTGAAAGCTGTCCGAGCGTTATCGTATGCCTCCCACACTTCTTCAGGAGTAGATTGAGGAAACATACCTAACACCTCCCCAGTAGCAGGATTGATATTAGCATATTCATCTGTGTCAAAATCTGCTCCCCCGACACCCTTTCTCCACGCTACAAATTCCCCGTTAACATAATTACGGCCTTCTACTAATTCGTCTGTCATTGTACTCATAATTCTTGTGTGCTTAACATTAAATCTTTTACATTGTCTTCACAGAAGCCGTCTCCTTCCCGTGAAATTAATTCATATATTACACCTGTAAGTTCAGATGGTTTTGTGAAAACTTGTTTTAATCCCGGGCAAGTAAGAGGTTCGTTAGAAAGAAATTCAGCATACCCTTCCTCTTTCCATTTCTTCATAGTATCTTCAACACTATCACACTGATAAGCCACATGATGAACACCACCCACCCCACCGCGAGCAGCAACCCAATCACCAACAATAGATCCGATTTTACCATCGCTGACAAAGATCTCAGCCGGTGCATGATACGTGATATCTTCTTCGTCATACTCATTAAAACTTAAACAAGTATTTAGAGTCCAATCACGAGTTGAATCTGGTCGTTTTTCTGGTGGCACAAGAGCTAGACAATCAGCTTTAGAGCCATCATCAAACTCAATTTGAAATTCAGTGCCTATAGTGTAACCGAGTGTGTCTTCAAAAAACTTAGCAGTCTTATATCGATTCTTTACTCGATAGGCAATATGATCTAATCTCATATATATTATTTTAACACATATGAAAAGGAAGTCAACCTACCAATTAAGCTGCGGTAGTCTCATCTACCTTATCCAGCTGTGCCTTAATCTCTGTCACCGCAACTGGTGTCTCTTCGTCGACAAATTTCTGCAATGCTAAAGGCTTGATCCAGGACTTGTCTGTATCTAGGTTTATCTTTAAATGCTTAGCTTTTCTAGTTATAACGTCTAAACCTTGGAGCAGGGCGCACCAGCGGGCGGCTTCGTATAATGTCATATTATGTTTATCGGTCTGGCTGCTGATCTCAACCGGCTGTGTTACGTCAATGTTTAGGATTTTATCTGGTTGTTTCATAATTACTTGAGTACTTTCTTAACACATTCGTGTACGTACCCATGCATTATAGGTAAAATTAAATTATTGTCAAGCTTAAAATTCATGCTTTTGAGGACCGAAACGGATTCCTTTAAAACCGTCGATGCAGTCTTCAATTGATTCAGTTTTATCTGCTTTTTTTCGATATTATCGACCGTATCTTCAATATTATCTCTAATACCTTGTATTATAGTGTCTATAAATAAATGCAGAGCTATATCATACGTAGCATCACTGGCGGTATACTTTTGACCAATTAACTCACCTTTCTTATATTGATAATATAAATTCTTATCTTTTTCCTTCCACAATTGAAGAATCTTTTCGTCAACCTCTTTAAAGACAACTCTAGGCTTTACTTCTTTCTGTGGTGTTATCGCTGACGGTTGTTTATCGTCGAATGAATCCCATAAATGCTTATCGTTTTCTACCATTGCTTAACCTTTATCGATTCAGAGCTATCTTCGCCTAATGGATTTGTTACTTGCGCTGATTCTACCTCAATATACACTGCGTTCTCCTTATCACACTCGTCACACTTAAACGTATTGTTAATATCTAATCTGATAGGTGTCAAATTAACCTTCTTACACGCTGCACACGGGATACTGATCGTTTGCTTACCTAGTTCTTCTAAGATCTGGATCTCCATCTCCGCAGCTTTAGTAGCAGTTCTAACACTAACGACATACTTTACAATTTCCCATATAACAAATTGAGCTACAGTAGCAGCGAGAAATGTAGCCCAAAAATTTATATCAAACTGTAGCAGAAAAAATGCTATAGAAGAACTTACAACTATAAGTATAGCTAGTGGCCTAATTAACTCTTTCACTATACTAATATTAACCTACTTATCCCTTTTATCCACGGGAAGATTGTCATCACTGACATATGATTGGTCAGTTTCAGATTCAATTGAAAAACCATCAATATCAATGCTTATTGAATTTATAATCTTCTGAATTGTTTCAATTTTTTTGACAATTTTTTGGATTTGAGCTTTAGCTTTTGTCTTATCGTCTAAGACGGGATTTGCTTTGGCTAATAATAGAGATTTCTTAACTTCAGCCGATTGAACGTATAAGTCACCTAATAGCTGTACAAGATTTTGTACTGAATGAGGCATCGAACCTGGTGCCTTTACGTAGTTCGGATGTTGGTTGTCACTTTTCTTGAGCATATCTAGTAGTGACATTGGCTCTGGACCGACATTGCGACCTGACGTACCAGTCGCCCATTTGTCGGACATTGCTAATACATCTTCAAGTAAAAATTTGCGCGCCATTGTAATTATTTATTCGCTATAAAGATAAATACTTATAGCTTATGAGCATCTATGATAAGAAGTTTAATGTATTACTTGAGCAAGAGGCTGATCCTGCGGCTCAAATGGGACCTGCAACTCCACCCGGGCCAGTTGAAGGTGAAATGAGTGATAGTGGCGCGACGTTAGCTGCAGTTAGCGATGTTGCGGATAATCCTGTCGTGAATTACCAAAAAGAGCAAAATGCTGCAATGACTCAGGCTATCGGTGGGTGGATTGGTCAAATTGAGGACTTTACTAACTTCTTAAACGGGCTGGATGGTAACTCATTACAGTCGCAGTTGAATAATGCTGAGTGTGATACCCTATTTAACAATGTCTCCAAGAGTGAGACGAAAAAGATTTCAAGAATTGCGCAAGATCTTAGAGGTTTAGTTGAATCTCTCAAGGGATACTTGCTCTCTTCAGAAGAAAAATAACCCTAAAGAATAAATATTGATATGGCAGTAATATGGAACAATAATAAAAACGATGGCCAATCAGCGTCTACTATCACATCGTATCTATGCGGTGTAGCTGGTAACTTCGCAGCCAGTGCCTCTACACTGAACTTAAGTGGTTTTGGTACCGCCATCCTTGAAGGTAGCAAAGGTTACAATAACTGGGCTGTCGGTCACGAATTTACAATTGAGGGAGACGGTACTCTCTATTCGATTACAGCCATGTCTAACTTGTCCGCTGATTCAACTACCGGTGACTGGAGTGCTGGTACAATTACTATTAGCCCTGTTTTATCCGGTGCAGCGAGAGTTGGTGCCGCTATAACAAAAGAAGACAGCTACAAGGGTAATCAAGGTAGTGCTGAGAACCATATCAGACTCAGACGCTTAGGTTACATTTAATAGTACTCTAACTTTTAATCCCGTATGAGTGTTATCTAGAATAAACTTATACGGGATTTCGCTTATATTGAGAGCTACTGCCATATCATTGAAATCCTTAAACCGTTTACCGTATTTCTCAGGCCATACGAAAACTCTATGACCTTGTTCCGCCAATTTCAACGTTTTACTCTTACTCGCACTATCCTGCCATTGAGAGTCTAATACCCATATCTGATCAAAGAAGTTATAGTGTGTTAATTGGTCTCTCTGCTTAGCAGATAGCGATCGATCACTGTTCTCTTGAATCCCTGCAACAGCTGTACCATTCCTAACAAAGCACGCATCAATAGGACCTTCGAATATAAACAGATGATCAATATCTGAATTAATATTATTCAGATTAAACAGTGTCTTTTCGCTGTTAGATTTAGATAGATATTTCGGAAGAGAAGAGTTCGGAACAACAGTTCTACTCTGATAAAACGCTATGTCACCTGACTGGTCATAAAATGGAATAACTAGTCTATTTTTATGTGTAAAGTCTGTTAAGCTGACGTATAATGACTTAGGTCTATTGACTGCACTATGTAAACGTCTGCTGTGAATTAACTCTAAGCACATCTTTACAGGTTCATTATCTTTATGGTACTCGACTTGATGTTCATCAAATAAATTGATAGAGTCATGAGGTAATATTTCTGTACTATAATTAGTGCGGGTATACTTATCTTCAGAAACATCTTCAGGTATTAAATCATAATCTTTCGCTTCATTCATTATCTCCTCATATGTGAGATGACCAACCTCCTTAATGAACTTAATAGCATTTCCTGACCAACCACAATTATGGCAATATATAGTACCAGATTTTACGATGTAGTATAGCCGGCGCTTTCTTCCCCAGCTCTTCCCCTCTTTGCACATAGGGCAACCACCTTCATACACATTAGTTGAGCGCTTAAACTTAACGTAACCGGCTAATTGATGAAACTTTTGAGCAATATAGTCTTCTGGTAGGACCATGAAGATATTATAGTATCAAGATGTGAGAAAACTACTTTTAATGCTTATGCTTACGACCTTCAACCATTACTAGATCTTTGGCAGGAATATTCTTCTCAATACCATTGTCCCACTGAACATCATAGTATTCAACTTCACCTTGTTCATTAATAGTATGGTGAGTGACTGTCCCTACAGATTCTTTTTTAGCGTCAGACCGACGCTTTCGAACTGTTTTCCATCAGTCGTGAGATTTGTGAGAATTATCTTTGGCCTTCTCCTCGACAATGCCTTTCTGGATAAATTGTCCAGTAGACGGGCAGTACCAATGAGCTTCAACAACAACACGGTCGTAGTACTCGATAGTTCTCAACTTAGGAGTAGAATATTCTCCTGTAAAGGGAGACATAATTTTCTTTGGTTGTACGAAATCCATTTTAATTATTTATGCTTTTTGTTATTTTTTCTATACTGTGCCTGGCATACCATATACACATCGGTAGGTAATGGTTCAATCTCTTCTAATATTTCATTCTGCAATCCATACTCTACATCACTGCGCGGCACTGATCTAACGTGTAAATCCGGTAAAGATAGAAACATATATTGATCCTTTCGCTTCTCCATTAAAACAAAGAACTCTCCTCTATAATCACCATGAGCAACAGCATAAACTGTCCGTTCTTTTATACTACCCTTATCGGTACCACTGGATGGTTTGTTCCAAGCCTTCTTTAAAGTCTTTATAATCGATTTTAGCAATTGAATTAAGTTTATCTGAGTTAATTGAGTACCTAAAGTCATGACCTAGCCTATCATCTACAAACTCAATCAAATCATGAGGTTTTCCGACAATATCTAAGATCAATTTGACCATCTCTATATTCTGAATCTCTTTTCCAGATCCAATATTATATACTTCTCCCGCTTGACCGTTTTTATATACTTCATATATAGCCTTGCAGTGATCTTCTACGTAAATCCATTCTCTAACATTCTCACCCTTACCGTAGACAGGAATAGGTTTATCGTTTAATGCATTAGAAATAACTTTAGGAACTAGCTTCTCATCGTGCTGTCTGGGTCCATAATTATTACAGCATCTAGTAGTTACTACGTCTAACCCGAAAGTCTTATTAAACGATCTAACGATTAAATCCGCTGATGCCTTTGATGCCGAATAAACATTATTAGGTTCTAGAGGGTTACTCTCTTTAAATGACGGGTCGTCTAAGCCTAATGCACCATATACTTCATCGGTTGATACATGAACAAACCTAGGCACATTATACTCTCTCGCTTTTTGTAAAAGATTAAACGTTCCATATACATTAGCATCGATAAAAATCTCCGGACCAGTGATACTATTATCTACGTGGCTCTCAGCGGCAAAGTGAAATATAGCCTTCACATTCTCACCATTAAGTGCATCGGCTATGACGCTCTTACTAGTAGCTAAATCACAACACGTAACAACAACCCTGTTATCTTTATAATTTTTTTGTAAGATGTTACCGATATCAGCAGCATATGTCATCTTGTCGAGCACATGAACAGTACCATCCGTATGGTCACACAAGTAATTGACAAAATTACTCCCGATAAAACCACAACCACCTGTTACGATATAATCACGCGTCATATTTTCTCTCCAAATATGTTCTATATTGACAATTAGGCAGTGAAGAGATTACATTACAAAATTGGTTATAGCTAATAAATTCTTTTTTATAGGCGATCTCCTCAACACAACCAATCATCAACCCTGTTCTAGATTGAATGGATTTTACAAACATCGACGCTTCGAACATAGCTTCTGGTGCACCGGTATCAAACCAAGCAGCGCTATCTCTAAGCAACTTAACCTTTAGTTTTTTATCCTTGATGTAAAGGTTATTTAAATCCGTAATTTCAAGTTCACCTCTAGGTGAGGGTTTAAGAGAGCGTGCCTTGCTCACAGCAGAAGAATCATAAAAATATAACCCTGGTACGGCATAATTAGACTTAGGGTTTGCTGGTTTCTCCTCAATACCTTTAACTCTAACATTTCTCTCATACATGTCAGATGGTCGCTCAAAATCGACAACACCGTATTCTTCCGGGTTAGCCACCCTATATCCGAACACGCAATTTTCATTCATCTTACTAATGTACATTAAGTCCTTATAGAAATCCTCTCCGTAAAAGATATTATCACCCAGTGCTAATGCACACGGGTCACCTTTAAGAAATCCAACGTTCTCAGCAATTAAAAATGCTTCTGCAATGCCATTAGGTACGTCTTGTGTTGCGTACTCAATATTCATACCCCAGTCATTACCATTACCCAGAGTGCTATTAAACTGTAATATCTGATCAGGCGATGATATAATTAATACATCTCTGATGACAGCTGACATCAAGGACGCTAGCGGATAATAAATCATAGGCTTATCATACACTGGCAATAGCTGCTTATTGACACCAGCGGTCATAGGATACAACCTCGTACCCTTTCCGCCTGCTAGAATGATTCCTTTTCTGTAACCCATTTTAAAATGTTCCTACACCACCGATACCATATTTTAATTCCATATCATACTTCATGCCCATAACACACTGATTTAGAGCATACTGTACTGATGGGAGTTTAATTCCGTATTTAGATAGTTTATCAGTGCTAAGTGTACAATTAGACCGCTTACATGCTAAATCTAAATCTTGCTCTTTGACTTTAGTCCAATCTGCATACCCCATTCCATGCTTTCTTAAAACATCCAATATACCGTGAATATTAATCTTACCTTCATTGACTACATTGAAAATACCGGGTGGAATTTCGTGCCTATTTTCACATATCTTCTCTACAACCGTACACAAGTCTTCTACTCGCGTAATAGAGTTAACAGCGTCAATAACACGCTTGTATTTTCTCAATTTCACTAGTAGATTCTTATCGTGATCCTTACCGATAACAGGCATTCGAATTCTTAACGTGTAGCAATCCATGTCCTTTAAAAGTAGCTCACCGGCATGTTTCGAGCGACTGTAAAAACTGCTGTCGTTATTATATACACCGAAATTAGGTACATCTTCCTCAGTAAAGTCTTGGTCTCCTTGATAGATACACCCGCTAGAAATATGAATTACAGGTGTTCCGAAGTGTTCATTAATAAGGCGAGTTGTTCTAGCAGGAGCTACTACGTTGTATAACCAGCAATCTTCTTTATTAGATTCACAACCATCAACATTTGGGGAACCTGTATACCCGGAACAATTCACTACCACATCATAAGCAGGATTGGCTTCACTTAGAAAATGTCTGAGAGATTTAGCACCATTACCAGTCAAAGCGTAATCAACATCTCTTTGTGTGATTAAATCCGTGTTATGGTAGTCTGATAAATGACGGTGTACGGCCTGGCCGATGAATCCTCCACCTAATACTAATAACTTCATGCTATAATATTAACACCTATAGTTCGAATTCTCCACCCGGAGGGAAGGGCGGAGGCTTGGCCATAGAAAATACATACTTCTGAAGAGCGACACTCAAAGCATCGTAATCCTTGTCAGTCTTACCTTGAGTTACCTGTACTAGCTCACCATCCATGTCATAACCTAGCACAATATATGCAGACATATATTCATCTATTAGACTACATAATTGCTTTTTATTTTTCCTTCTACGACGACCAGCTGAATCTTCTAATCCAAAAAATAATGCTTCTAGACCCTTACTTATACCTTCCGGCTTATACTGGCCATTGTTATTACCACTAACCTTTTTAGAAGCTGATTTCTTAGCAGCTGGCTTTTTTGGTGCTACTTTCTTACGGGTACGCTTAGCCGGCTTTTTAGGCTCGTCTGGTTCAGGATGATCGCTTTTTACCATTTGAATTATTTAGTGTAGATTCTCGACCGATAACGTTATATTCGGCTAAATAGCTTATAACAACTTCCATGGAGTCAGTACTAACTTTAAAATTCTTAGGCAGTGATTTACCACCATCATTGAATTCATATAACCCTCTACCACTAAACTCCTCGTCCTTATAGCATGTGACAAAAACAGATTCATGATAAGGGTTTAGCATAACAGTCCATCTTCTATCATCTTCATCCCCATATCTATCAAATAATCTGCACGCATAATAGCCGTTATCTCTAAGCCTCTTGAGAAAGTAGCTTTGATTTGTTATTTTATTTTTAGGCATGGTCTTCACTTACTCAATCCAGATACGATATATGTCATCTTTACATCATTAGTATTAACCTCGAAAGTAAGGACATTCAACTCAGTATTAACATATACGGCAACCTCTTCACATCTAGTTCCTGCCAATACACGAATTGTTTCAAAGCTTATAGGTAGCGGTTCAGTTATCTCGTCACCATATATGCCATTACACAATTTCATACAAAAGCTATCAACGTTATGACGCTCTTTATCGTCAATCTCTGCATATACTTCACCATTCTTTGAGAACAGATACACTTTATTGATATCTAAGGCAAATGATCCATTCTTAATCAAATTTATCAATGATGTATAAGGTACTTTAAATGAAGCGTTGTAATTCTTAACAGTCTGCTTAATCTTATCAACACTAACCGGTGGAGCGGACAGAATACCATCATCTAATAAATGATATTTAAATCTTACGTCACTAGAACTATACTTGATGTGGTTAGATTCAAGTTCTAAAGATATATTATCCTTTTCAATGCATTGCAGAATCTTAATCAACCTATTAAGATCTGGTAAGTTGAAGATATGAGTGCCCTCTACTTCTTCACACTCTACATCATACTGACCATATAAAATAACAGTATTATCAGCTGCTGACATAAGAGTACTAAACCCTTTATTAGTCAATTTAAGAATACAGCTATCGTTAATCTTACTAACAGGGCTTAGAAACTTATTAACGAAGTCAGGCTTATTTCTTATCTTTAGGATCATCTAATCTAAGTGTAATCTGTTTTACACGACCTTCAACACCTTTTTCCATGAACTTACTAAACTTTTTATCTAAGGCTCCAAGCTTAGTCAGTGTATCACTGATGTCACTTAATGTCTTTTCAATATTAGTCAGTCTTTCCTCTACGTTTGGAGGTAGTGTAATATGAGCCTGCACGGCCTGTTGCGGTGGTGCGACATATTGCACTTGCTGCGGTGGTGCAGCCTGAGGAATCATGTCTTGAGGGTTTACATATTGTGGTTGTGGTTGTGGTTGAGATGGTGGAGGAGGTGGCAGTGCTCCCTCAGCCTGTGCTTGCTGTACATGTGTCTTCAGAAAGGACTTAGCATCAAAATTACCTGCCTTAAGGCTTTCCGCCTCGGAGACCATATTTTCTTTCTGCTCATTAACAAACGCATTAGTGTGCGCTGCTAATGCCGCCACAGCCTCTAAGTCTTTCAGTGGATCCCCCATGTATTAGTCTCCTAATCCATCGAGTAGCTCTTTGACCTTGTCATCATCCAGCGGATCGACTTCAACCTCATCAGGTACACTTACTGTCTCAGCCTTTACAGTTTTTCTAGGCTTTTCCTCTTTAGGTTCAGGGTTCCAGGCTTCCTCGACACCTCCCTTCTTGCAATGAAAGTGCTCGTCAAGCATAGCCTTGAGCTCATCACTACTCTTAATAGTAAATACAGTCTCAAGATCATGAGCTCCACGGTACACCTTATCGATATCATCTTCTTCCAGATTAATATCAGATGGAGGAGCGAACCTAGATGATACATACGTCGGATATTCCCCCTGTCTCTCTACTTTAATCTTAAAGCTACAACCCTTAGAGGATAAATCAAAAATTCTAGGACCGAAATCATCAGCATCCTCACCCTCAATCGCTTCTACGATAATCTTATGTAGTTGTCTACCAAAGCGCAACAGCTTAACTTGACCGTTATTGTCAGGATTGCGAGGATCATCAACAACATATACGTTCGCTAACCAATTTTCACGACGAAGAATTTTCTCAGCCTTAGACTTCTCTTCATCAGTACCATGCTTCAGCAACGAGTACTTAGCAGTTGCAATAGGATCGGTCTCACCGAACGTTTGTGGGCTCACTGCGGAAATAAACTGGCCAGTGGCGAAACTCTCCCAAGAATGAGAGTAATAGTTAAAAAACGTCTTTCCGGGGTCTTCGATATTAGGAACAAACCTAACAACATAAGTATTACCGGGCTCGAGTCTCATAATCTCCTTATAAGTGCTATTCGAAGAAGTAGTCTTAGTCATGGCACTCTTAATTTGATCAAACATGCTTTGTGTGTATGTAGTTGACATATTAGTATTATTGATTTTCTTTATTTTGATTTATTATAGTATCTTCTTTGTGTTTAAGCAACAGTTTTTTAATCTGATTAGCACATTGTTTGGCAATCCTTTTAGCCTTTTTCGAGCTGTAAAATCTAGTTCGATGCAAAGGCACATCTGATGCATACTTACCAATAGTAAACTCTAATCTGTCATTATCAACTGTTGAAATTATATTTTCGAAATCATCTATTCCGAATAGCGCTGCTATGTAGACGTCGTGATTCCGTATATGTAAAATGAACGTGTTCAAGTCGTTAGTCATATGCTGCAAATATTCGTCTAGACACATATTATTCTGTTTGCAAAACTTAAAAATATACATATATGTATTTTTTATATCTTCGATTCTGTTATCAGGAGAGGATGAATCTTGTTTTGCCATATACATAGAGTATATTTTAATGGCTTTTGGAGAAGTGTAGAATTTTAGATCAAACTCAACATCGTCCGGGTATAGCTCATAAGGTGCATTAAAGAAGTCATTCCACTTAATGTTAGTGTGTTTGGCAAAGAGCCTAACCAATCTACGAACGTATGTATGCTTATCTGTATCTACAAAGCTATCGAAATTTTTACGAATTTTATATGGTACACCCTTTCGGGTGCGGTTAATTCTTAAATACGTGTTATACACGTTTTTTTCTTCGTTTGTTACCACGTTTTTTTGGTGTCTTATATGTTGCGTTAAGATATTTTTTGATGTACTTACTCTTATGCAAAGAACTATCGTAATCTAGAAACGATTTAAATGCTTCATAGTCGGTATCAAAATCAGCCATATCCTTATACAGCTTTTTTACTTTATCTTCCTTCAACAATAATAAGAAAATATTTGGTAAATTCAACTTTTTATTATGAACTATGCACAAAAACGAACAAAAATTGAGAAATAAATCCTTGAGCTCTTCCTCACATACACGCACGCTAGGGTTTGGATTTATCGATGAAGGTTTCATGGTACTGGTTTAAACAATTTAGTAAACTGTAAAAATTTACTACCGATCGACCCACCGGCTGCATATTTGTGTCCACCTCCTTCATCTGACAATTTTTGAGCTAATTGTGATAGGTCTAAATCCACGCTTTTATTCTTCCTAAAACTAACCTTATTAGATTTTAAATTTACAACAAGACCTACGTCAGCTCTGTTGTCTTTAATAATATGTTCCGCAACTTCGTTTATACAATCACTGGCGAAAGTAGAAACGAACTTATACGTTTTCTTTTTAATAGGTATGTCTGCAGCGTGTATTTGCAATTCCGACTTTATAGAGTTTAACTTATTATGATAGAATTGTATGATAGCATTTTGGTCTTTAGTGAACCCGCTAAACCCGTCACCGAAGTCATTTATAAATTTACGTAGCCTGTCACCTTGGTAGTTTCTAAACAAAAAATTTAACGATAGTGTATCTTTCAGAGCTAATTTATAGCAATCATAATCATCGGCTAATAGTAATAAGTGCTTTTGCTGGTCAGTCAATTTATTATCAACTTTTTTATGTAGAAGATTGTATATATGCTTACAGCAGCTAGATTGCTCATTAATAAACGTCTTAGCCTTCTTATACTTATGCTTATTCTCTACGTGGGAAGTATGATGGTCTATAATTACAACGTTCGGTAGATCAATTAGGTCTATGCAGTCCGATGTGTCTAAATCAAACACATATATTTGATCGTATTTTTTAGGGTTATTAGTTTTTAGCCAATTTGAAAACGCGGGCCTGCAATCATTAACTCTGACCGTAGAATACGGTATATCACTATGACCGGTTAACCAGCTAAACACCAGATAACTCATAGACCCGTCCAAATCTATATCTGTAAAGACAAACTTTTTCTTCAAGAGAAAAGTATTTACATCCAAATCCACAATATTACAGCTAATCCTCGACTAAAGATCTCAGAGTTCTATCAATAGCCATTGATTGTTCAGTGTTGTTCATCGACTCCGCTTCTGATAACGTCAGTGTAGTGTAGTCAACACTCATCTCAACTGACCCGAAATTTTGACCATATCTATTCTTAATCATCCCCATTCGAATAATACCTAGCTCAACATCTTCATCTTCTTGCCAGATGCTCATGATACAATCAGCTGTAGCGGCTAGACCGATACTTTCACTAATATTTTCTACACCTGGATTGTGTTCGTTTAAGCCACTTCTGTTAACTTGTGTAGCTGTTACGAACGGACAATTAAACGTATACGACAAGGCTCTAACCTGCTCTGATGTATGTTTAATTCTCTCATATGAGTTGTTCCCGATTGGTGAATGTAGCAAGTTAATATAATCTAATACTACTATATCAGGCTTAATACCTTGATGTATTAGCTTTTGCAGATATGCACTTAATTGTGTTGAAGATATAGCGTTAGGAGGAAATTCTTTAATAATTAATCTAGAGTCTGGGTGACTATCTTTATATGTCTCTATATTTCGCTTAACAATATCAGAACTACCGGTTAAATCACTTATAGGTATTTGACTGATACTAGTAGATATACGCTTAGCATACATTAGCTCAGACATTTCTAATGATATCAAAACAGCAGTCTTACCCTGTGCTGCTACGTTACACGCAATGTTACCTAAAAATATTGACTTACCAATATTAGTTGCTCCTGCGAACAAATATAAAGCTTTACCTTTCTCTAAAAAGCCACCACCTAGCTTTCTATCCAACCACTCCCAATTGGACGGTATATGTTTTTCTTCTTTCTGTAAATCAGCAATATGCTCGTCGATATTAGAAAAGAACTCCATTCCCAGTCCACCGGTGAGGTTTACGCCACAAGCCTTCTCAAACTTGTCCAATATATCAGCAGTATCTATGTTACCTGCCTGGCAGTCATCTGCTACGTCTATCATAGTATGATACACGCTTTTCTCTTTTATAAACCTCTCTGTATTTTCATATAGCTCATCTCTATTAAACTTTCTATCAATATCATTAAACTGGTTAACGATGTATTTAAATTGCTCTTTGAGCTCTGGTGTAGTCAGCCGAGATTTAATTTCAGTTATAGTAGGTGTACTATTACGTTTAATAAAAAAGTCCGTAATTAATTCAACGATAGAAGAGATTTGCTTATTCTTGAAATATCTAGGTTCAATAGTATCAACTAACGTTCCCAAATACTCAGGGTTAGTTAACATATTGTATATTACGACAATCTCAAAAAAATCAGTATCTAGCTTTTGCTTGTCCATTTATTCAAAAAATAACTTTGACTGTCAAGAAACTCTTGATTAACGTCTCCTAATCCAGGGCTATCGTGGCGCACCCATATAGGCCATGTTGTTAATTTTAACCCATGTTTGTTAGCTTGCAAGCAAAAATCTAAATCATAATGATGAGCTATGGCTGGAAGGTTTTCGTCGAACCTAACTTCAGGTTTTAAACTACTAACTTTAATAGCTAAAAATAAACCATCCATTATAACACATCTATTCGGTACAGGTCCGAAATTAGTTACAAACTGTTTACCATCTCCTGTTTTATGTGCTACTGCACCTGACCAATCGTTTTGATTAGACATTAAATGCCATAGTGCAGGTTCCTTAATCTGAGCCTGTGTAGCACCGGCTAGGCCTACTATGTCATTATCCTTAAATGCTTCTTGTAGCTTTTCAGTCCAACCCAAATCATCCATTTTAACATCATCATGCATTAGTATGACTGTATCATACCCCTCAGTCACTGCCATGTCTAATACTTTGTTGTAATGCTTTCCGATATTCTCTTTATTATTCTTTTTAACGACGGCCTGAAAGTGCATATCTGTATATAAAATATGATCGTCACAATCTTCTCTAGCACAGCCAATAAGCATAGAGTTATATGTAGAAGTTTCTTCAAACCCCTCTACACCATGTTTTGTGCAGGTTCCAATTAAAGTTGTCATAATACGAAAAACGGTGAACTGTACTCAAACTCACCGACTGGATCTATAGTATCTGTAATCTTATACAATACACCCTCTCTTAGAGGTACGAGAGTATGGTATGGATCCTGGATGGATGAAAAGTAATTATCTCTTACATCTCTGAAAAGTGTACTACCTACTCGGGCAAGATATTTGTTATTACTATTTTCATTATATATCCATACACCGAATGTACCCTTTAATGCACCTAAAGCGCATGTAATAGCTTTGATTTCGTTTTCGTCGCTGTCCTCACCTATATAACAGTGATCAATGAATGCTGGTATAACTGACGAGTCAACATTATTAACTGTATCCGGAGGTGAGCCTATCCAATACTCTTGTATAATATCTCTATCATTAGACAATACACCGTTATGTGCCACAACCCAGTCATTATGTCGAAACGGGTGGCTAGTAGCTACGCCATGTTCACGCTCAATTGACGTCGGGGCCTGTGTATGCCCTAGATAGTAGTCGGAGTTGTCGAGTGCCATGTCAGGTTCCCCTGGTACTCTATGTATAATCGAACCGGTTGATGATACATATACACCCCCGTAAGCGAAGTCTCCACGCTGCTTATTCATAGCGTAGAGTGTTTTAAATTGTTCTAAGCGAGTGCTACCAAATATTCCACACATAATTTACTGCTCCATGTACCTATCGTCTATATGTGTATCAGTTCTTGGGCGGATTGCTGATGCCAGCTCTCTGTCCCGCTGTCGGCAAATCTGCCATTGTTTTTCTTCATCTCTAGTCTTATAATCCTTAGGGTTATGTCTACCTGTTGTTAACACAGTCCAGCACAATCTGATTCTAGTCAGCCAGCTGTATGTATCCTTAAATTCCATCATTGTTTTTTCGCTGTAAAGACGAGTACGTCCATGTACCCTGGTTCATCATTCTCTATAAGCTGTATACTTCTCCCGTTATGCCACAGATAACTATCATCCACAATAGCCATAGTGCCTGGATCGAGAATTGCTTGTAAGAACGGTGGGTCCGTCTTACTTGTTGATAATAGTAGCTCACCACCGATAATATTGCAACGATCAATTCCAATAACTGCAATGCAATCATATCCGTCTTGGTGCCAACCTTCAGGAGACAACTGAGTAGCTCCTCCTTTAGCGCGTACTCTCATTTGATGTATATCCATCGTATACGGTGACGACAAGCTACATGCCCTATAAAATACATTACACATCTCTCTAAGACATGCGCTATTAATTACATCTTGATCGATGTTATCGAACGCGCGCGACATTCCACCTTGATGCTGATTATACTTACTGCTTTGATTAAATTCTTTGACACGTAAATCTGTCACTACCGCGGTAGACTTATCACAGTCGACACTAACACGGGAATATCTTCGCAGTCTATAATTACCGTCGCGGTGATCAGTTTCCGGTAAGTGATTAAATGAGTCTCTAATCTCCTTAGCATACTCAGGGTTAACTTTAGTAATTTGTAATATTGTATTAGTCATTTTTTCCGAATATTTCGTTTGATTGTTGTGTTACTCTAACGAATGTCGCGCACTTGGGCATATATCTAATTGCGCTAGCTCCAATGTAAGTACAAGCGCTTCTCAGACCACCTAAGATGCTAGTCACAGTCCCTCTGACGGGTCCTTTATAGGGTACGTTGACTGTCTTACCTTCTGAACTTCGATATTCTGCGACCCCGCCACTATATTTGTTCATAGCGGTATCGGAGCTCATTCCATAAAATTGTTTATATTGTCGTCCTTCTTCTTCGACGATCTCCCCACTACATTCTGCATGACCAGCAAGCATGCCGCCCAGCATAACATAATCAGCCCCAGCAGCAAAGGCTTTGGATATGTCCCCAGGACAACAACAACCACCATCAGCCATAATATGCCCACCAACCCCGTGAGCAGCGTCAGCGCATTCAATGACCGCGCTGAGTTGAGGATATCCGACACCAGTCTGAATACGAGTAGTGCAAACACTACCACTCCCAATACCAACTTTAACCACATCAGCTCCATTTAATATTAACTCCTCCGTCATTTCACCGGTAACAACATTACCAGCTATTATTACTTTATCAGGAAACTCTTTCCGTACAACTTTTACAAATTTGGAAAATCTTTCCGAATAACCATTTGCTACATCAATGCATATAAACTTAACATCTAGATGTCGCAATACTGGTTTTATTTTATCATATTCCGTATATGTTATACCAGTTGTCACTGCAGCGTTATCCTTAATCTCTTGCCAATTATTTTGATACTGCTCCGGTGTGTGATGCTTATGTAAGCAAGTCAGCATAGCATGTTGCTTTAAGGCATGTGCCATCTCCATAGTACCGACATGATCCATATTAGCGGCTACTACTGGGTGACCAAGCCATTCATAATCACTATGTCTAAAGTGAAATTGACGTTTTAGCATTACTTCTTTTCTTGAGTTTAAAATAGACCGTTTAGGTCTCAGAAGTACGTCTTTATAATCTAACTTGATATCTTGTTCAATCCTCATACAGCGTAGCGTGTCCTTCGTCAATAAGTCTCGAGTTTACAGAGTAATCTAAATCATCTCCGACAAATATGTACCCTATACATCTACCATACTTACCAACTTTTGTTGATTCGATTATAAATTCATTATCACAATCTTCAAGTGTTTGTTTGAGCCATTCTTTAGCCTTGAGACCTTTCGCTTTCTCCTTCTTGTCTCTAGTACGACATTCCCACGCATCAATACCACCTAACCTGATTCGCTTCTTGACCCATGTATCGAAACCTAAGTCAATCATGGCATCTACAGTGTCACCGTCGATGACCCTGATTAACTTTGCTCTGTATTGGTACATCTATTCACTAATTCCGATGATGAACGAATTTTTTCTCCTAGACCGTCTACCATTTCAATATTAAGCTGTCTACAAATATTAGCTTCAGGAATTTCTTCCTCCTTTCTATCACCGCCATTAGCAAAAATGTTCGGTCTGATCATATCAAGTGATTTACATACAGATAGATCTTCGTCAATCGACATGACCGCCACGTCTACACATTTTAATGCCTTAACAATTCTAAGTCGGTCCTCTAACTTCATAAACGACTTACCCTTCTTTTTATGAGCTTGTATATCATTGTTTACAATTACAAATAACCTATCACCTAAGCCCTTGGCCATTTCAAGATACTCTAAATGACCTACATGTAGAGGGTCAAAATACCCGCTAGCTGCTACTACCTTTACTGTTTCAATGTCAGTCTCCATTACCTGGTTTCATCTCTTTTAACTTTTTGACATCGTACCCGTCTTCTTTAGCTATACCCTTTTCGAATAGCTCTATAAAAAACTCTTGTACCCCCTTTTTGCTAACTCGCTTACGATTTTTTTCTTTCTTAAAGAGTTCGTCAAAAGCCTTATTGGTAGAAATTTCCATAGAGCAGGTATCGTCTGGGTTATCTTTAATGTCATGTATATAAACCCTCGGAAAATCACTGGCCATAACTTCTTCAAAGTTATTGTCGTTAAGGGGTATTCCTTTATGTTTCTTCATGAGTATTTTTTATATAATTTGATCATTAGATATACCGCAATCGCTGCTGGAACTAGCCAAATCAGCCCATTTA